ATGAAAGGAATATTATACAATGTGTTATTTTCAACAATTCCATTTATTGTTATTGCTTTATTTTCAATGTGTTATTTAGAGTTTTTCCCTAATCACTTTGGTAAGCTAACACTGGTAACAATAGTGATTGTATTTTTCGTATCATGTAAAATGATGCCTAATAAATATATTTAAAAATTTCACACAGCCTCAGCCGAGTCTGTCCATAATTCTGTGTAACCGCCACTGTATTAAAGGTGATCGCTCAGGCGGTCACCAAACTCGATAATAAAACAACTCATTGCCAACCGCCAGTTCTGTATTGGCATACTCCATTTTTTCGAAACATCCCGGATAGCCAGATAAATAACCTTCCGCACCGAGTCGTCCGTTGGGAATACTTTGCGTTTCTTTATCGCCTGCCGGATCACACTGTTCAGTGACTCAATGGCATTCGTGGTGTAGATGGCCTTGCGGATATCGGGCAGATAGCCGAAGAATGTATTGAGATTTTCCCAGTGCGTACGCCAAATTTTGCTAATTTTTGGGTATTTGTCGTCCCAGGCCTCCGCAAACTTATCCAGCGCCATCAGCGTGTCGGAGCCTGATACACCATTTTCAAACCGCTGGTGACGGCTTTATAGTCCTTCCATGACACATATTTCAGGCTGTTGCGTACCATATGGATGATGCAGAGCTGGATATGCGTCTGCGGATAAACGCTGTTTATCGCATCCGGGAAGCCTTTCAGACCGTCCACACAAGCAATCAGGATATCCTGCAGCCCCCGGTTTTTAAGCTCTGTCAGCACACTTAGCCAGAATTTCGCGCCTTCGTTTTCGGCCAGCCACATGCCCAATAGCTCCTTTTGGCCTTCGGTATTAATGCCCAACGCGAGGAACACGGCTTTGTTAATTACACTGCCGTTGTGACGAACTTTTACCACAATGCAATCAAGATAAACAATGGGGTACAGCGCATCCAGAGGGCGATTTTGCCACTCAGTGACCTGCTCTTTGACCGCATCGGTGACTTTAGATATCAATGTGGGCGACACGTCAGCGTCGTACATCTCCTTGAAGGTGGCGACGATTTCCCGCGTGGTCATGCCTTTGGCGTACAGGGATAAAATCTGGCTGTCCATCTGCGTGATGCGCGTCTGGTTTTTCTTTATTAGCTTAGGCTCGAAGGTGTTTTCACTGTCACGGGGCGTGCTGAGTTCAATCTCGCCATCGTCGCACAGCAACGTTTTAGACGAGTAACCATTGCGAGTATTTGAGCCTGTTTTGGGGGTATTTTTCTCGTGCCCGAGGTGTTCGGTAAGCTCGGCATTTAACGCTGTTTCGACGGTAAGCTTTGTCAGCATACGAGAAAATACATTAAGGTCGGCTTCAGTTTTAAGACCTTTAGCCAGTTCAGCCGCAAGTGCTTTAAGTTTCTTTTCGTCCATAATTTGCCTGTCTCCGTTGTTGGAGTGAAGATATCAAAAACAGGCAATTACACAATCTTGTTTACAGTCTCGATAAATATTTCCTTCCCACTCGTTATTGCGCTTTTTCCTGTTGTCCGTTCAATAAAAGTTTTAAGTCTGTTGTAGTTATTATTTAGATACATGCACTGATTCAACTGATTATTTCTTCGAAATCCATCCATTACGGTATTTAAATTTTCTTCCGTAAGTTTTTTGATGCTCTTATTCATACGATTGAATCGATGTTTGGCTTCATCAAAACTCTGAGATGCTATAAATGTAGAAATTAGTGCTTGTTGTATTCTTGATGCTTTACCAATGCTTTCAGCTAAGAGCATATTTAACAACTCGGCATTATGCGTAGGATTATCGAGGCTCCCTTTAACCGCTTGTAAATGACTGATAAAACCAGCGGGATCGACCTTGCCAACTTTTAGGGTTACAACTGGTTTATTTGCACCGAGAGCATAGCCAACCTCTTGGCACGTCCAGATACTGTCATTGAAATCATCCGTTAGTAAAACCAGCATCACTTCCATTGTTTTCAGCCCGTTAACGATCTCATTTCTCCACTCTTTGAGTGGTTCGATAGTCTCATGGGCAACAAAACAACTGAAGCCGTACTCCTCTAAGGAGTTAGCTAATTCTTGTGCTTCACGCTTATATTTGTCTCTATGGCTAATAAAAACTCGAATTAAATTTGGCTTCCAGATGGATAACTCATCAGGATTCAGCACCTCGTTGACTATTTCATTGATACTGATAGCTTGTTGATATTCAGGATCTATCTCAGAATTCAGTTCTAATGCAACTTCACCTATCCATTCATCATACACAGATCTTGTCAAAATATTGAGGTCGTTTTTAATTAAATTTGTATATGCTTCCTGTTTAGAAATATGTATATCTATCAATATCTCCATTGGCAAGAAAAGACAGATATCATGACCAACAGCATCATAATTATGATCTGTATGGTAATCTTCGCGAACAAATACTTTTGCATGGCTAAGAACTTTATAAATAACAGGTTCACTTTCCTTATATTGTTCCCGAATTCTTTGTAAGTATCCGGGAACCTTTGGGGGGATGCAGCTTGCCATAATGTCCCTCTTAGTGGCTTCTTTGAGTGAGCTTTGATTGGTTATTGAAAATAACGCCTAATAAATCACAGCATCCCATGTGTTTTAGCATAATCGCGCAGTGCCTCATTCATTTTGGTTTGCCATCCATCACCCTGCGCCCGATAGGCGTCCACCACATCGTGATCAATCCGTAGCTTAACCGGTTCTTTCGGGTTTGCCAGTTTTGGCCGGCCACGGGTTTTTATCACCTTTTCTGCGCCCTCTTTACCAAACAACTCGGTAAACACCTCTGTGGCAGGACGTGCGCGGGCAAACTCTGCCTCGCCCCACTCGGGGTTATCTGTCATGGTGACTTTACTGATTCTTTTGTTCATATCGCTTTACCTCACGGGAATTGGCCTTACGCAGGCTGATAACATGCACCTTGCCGTTACGTGGTGTGAATACCAACATATGTAACCGCTCTTCAATGTAGCCCAGTGCCTGGAAGCGCCGCTCTGGATATTCCTTACGGAGATCCTCAACAATTAGCGCTGTAGCAACTTCGAAATCACGCGCCATCTCAAAGGACAGTTTACGTTCAGCAATATTTTTTTCGTTTTTGATTGGGTCGTAAGATATGTCCATGAAATTAATGTACCCCCAATAAATACATTAATGCAAGAGATATTAGCATTCATACTTTATTTCATTTCCTTTGTGCCATCCCTCACACAAAACCCATCACATGCCGCGCGCGCCCGTAGGCGGCACACTGGCCGCATGAATATCCTTATTGCTGGCCTTAAACGCCTGTTGGCTAACATTATCCGTATTGGCATCGTCTCAGACGTCGATCTTGCTAACGGATTATGCCGGGTCAAAATGGGCAACCTGGAAACCGATTGGCTTAATTGGTTAACCCTGCGCGCCGGGCGGGTGCGTTTTTGGTCTGCGCCATCGCTGGGTAAGCAAGTCATGGTGATCAGTATCGGCGGCGTGCAGCGTGGTGGCGATTGGACTGAGGGGGTTAAATGACCAGCGATAAATATAGCGGCATGAACCGCAACAGCGGCTTGAACATCGACGATATTGATCATATTCGCCAGTCAATCAGTGACATTCTGGCCACACCACAAGGCACACGGGTGATGCGCCGCGATTATGGCTCACTGTTATCAACCTTGATCGACCAGCCGCAAAATCCCGCCTTACGTATAAAAATGATGGCCGCTGTTTATGGCGCTGTGATGCGTTGGGAGCCGCGCGTTACGCTGGCAGTGGAGATATCACCGGGGCGGTGTAGGGGGTGGAAATTTTTGGGGATTTATTAACAATAAAATCGCGGGTGTGCTGCCGCTGTTTGGTAAACGTCACTTTGCTGGCTCGGATTATATCCGTATTCCAGACGTGCCGGGCGGGCTGATTGTGCAATGGATGACTGGCCCTGTTTCTGCCAGCGAAAATATCGCTTACCCTGAACTGGCTTTCCCCACCGCCTTTCCTGTTACGTGTCTAATGGCGTTCGCGGCCACTCAGGGGAATGACACAATACAAGCCGATGTGATGTTTCAAACATCGCCACGGTGGAAAACTGGCCGCAGGTTGAATTGCCGGAACTGCCGCAATGGCTTTTGATCGAGGCAATGAATCAGGGGTATTGTATTCCCAACTGGCCGTAACGGTTAGAGGCATAATGGGTGCGTTCAGGTGAATCGCACTCCTCTTTTCTATTTGATTATTTTTAGCGTGGGTTTATTCAGTTTATGTAGTTATACGGATTCAAATATTTCGAAATACTGATTGGCGCTAAAGAGATTAAAAGAGAAACATCCGAAAATACGTGTTAAGTAATATCAAGAAATATCTCAATTATTCTGTGGTGTGGAAAAAATAAAATATAGCCGTTCAACAAACCAAACTGAACGAATAAAGTATTCCTCATGCGCGATATATATATCTTAAGGAAACGATAAGTTATGTTTTGGTTGTTTCGTTACTTACTTGGATAAGTGATTTGCTTTACAATGCAATAGACGCAAGACAGTATTAAATAAAAATATGAGGACACTATGGCATTACAAGGAAAGTTTGTTGTTAACAATGCTCACTACTCCCCTTTGAGTATTTTTGGTGTTGGTACATTTATGGCCTTTTCTGGCAATAAGGCATACCGCAACAGAGGCGGCTGTACCATGGTCCCTGATAACGGCCATTACCCGAGGGGTGCTACTGGATTGTTGAGCGCCCTAAAGGCGGGGTTAAAACCCGCATTAATACCGCAATGAAAGATTTCCCCACCAAGTTTACCCATGCGCCGACTGACCATAATGAATGGTTTGGCTTGTACCGTGATGATGGGAAAATTGACGATTACACTTGGATCAATAATGTTGAACGTGGAAATTTCAGATTACATCCCATCGGCCCGATGAGGGTTTCTATGGGGTGTATCACGTTACAACATGCTGCCGATTTTCAGGTGCTGCGCAAAGCCCTACTCCACACACAAACCATTGCAGTTAATGGAACTAAATTGATGGCCTATGGGTGTATTGAGGTGGTGACGAATGGCAACACTTGTCCGTAGGTTATTGAAGGTACTATTTTTTATCGGCCTGTTTATACTGGCGGTTAAGTATATCCATAGTTACCCCTATCCGATGCCTGAGAGCCAGTTACAGTACTGGTTCAGTATCTCAGAGTTTTTGGGGTTCAGTAACCCCGAAGATATCTATTTCCCGGCAATGCTGGTTCTCGATATTATTGTCGCATCGCTAGCTTATGTGCTTATTATGAAGGGATTTCATAAGTTCAGAGCACGAAAAAAGACGTCACACGCGGGATAGAAAAATCACTTTCCTGTTAATGGTAACCACTCTATATCGCGTAAAGTGGTTACCCATTTTATAGTTTTCTCGTTGTGCCATTCGCCACCCAACCCTCATCAATCGCCACCCGCACAAATTGCCGTCACCATACTCTCTACCCTCAACCAGCAGAGAGTTAATCCATGAGTGATTATCATCACGGCGCGCGCGTCATCGAAATCAACGACGGTACTCGCGTTATTTCCACTGTTTCCACCGCCATTATCGGCATGGTCTGTACTTCCGATGATGCTGACGCCACCCTGCCCTCAGTGTCAGCATAGTTGTCCCCCCCTTCTAAAAATGGATCCAGAGGGCAACGGAGTGACAAATAAAACGTATTTCCCCAGAACGTAAAGCCGGTGTATTGGCAAAATTACTTCCCCCGTACAACATGACCGTCACGGCTGTTGCACAGATGGAAGGGATATCGGAAGCTACCCTCTACAATTGGCGCAATCAGGCTAAATCAGAGGGGGAACCGGTGCCCGGTGCAGAGAAAAACAGTGAACAGTGGCCTGCCGAAGCGCGGCTCGCGGTTATCGTGGAAACCGCCACGTTAAGTGAAACGGAAATCGCCGAATACTGCCGTAAAAAAGGGCTTTATCCCGCGCAGATAGCGCAATGGAAACAGGCTTTTTTGCAGGTTCCTTCGGGTGAGGAACGCCAGCAGTTTATCGCGTGGATAAATGAGGCCGTCGCTGCTGGTGCACGCCGGGCGGTGGCCTGTCGCGAAGTTGAGCTCAGCGTACGGACCTGGCAACGGTGGCAAACCTCCCCGGAAGACCAAAGAACTACGGCGATACGCCCGGAGCCCACCAATCGCCTGAGAGTGGAAGAAGAGCAGCAGATACGGGCGGTCTGCCATCAACCCGAGTATGCCAACCTGCCGCCGTCGCAAATCGTGCCACGGTTGGCGGATAAAGGGGTTTATCTGGCGAGTGAATCGACCTTTTATCGGGTGCTGCGCCGTCATGGAGAAGTACATCACCGTGGCCGTTGCCTCAAGCCGGGCCGGGTAAAACCGCCAACAACGTTCACCGCCTCCGGGCCTTGTCAGGTGTGGACGTGGGACATCACGTGGCTGCCTTCATGGGTACGGGGTCGTTGGTATTATCTGTACCTGATGGAGGATGTGTTCAGCCGTAAAATCACCGGAGCAGAAGTTCATGAAACCGAGAGTGGTGAGTTGGCGGCGGCGCTGATGCAACGTACGGTACTGCGGGAGCGCTGTTATCGCCAGCCACTGGTGCTGCATGCGGATAATGGTGCGGCGATGAAGTCGCAGACCCTGCAGGTGAAGCTGGCAGAACTGAATATCTCGCCTTCACACAGCCGACCGCGTGTGAGCAATGATAATGCGTATGTGGAGTCGTTGTTCCGCACGCTGAAATATGTGCCTCAGTGGCCATCCTCAGGCTTTAACCATCTTGAGGAAGCGCGGGTCTGGGTGGATAAATTTACCCGTTGGTATAACGAAGAGCACCGGCACAGTGGCATAGGTTATGTGACGCCGTTGCAGCGACATACGGGTGAGGACAAGGCGCTGTTGGCCCAACGAGATAAGGTCTATCAAGCGGCGAGAGCCGCGAACCCCAAACGTTGGTCACGACAGACGCGAAACTGGGAATGGCAGGAAAGCGTGACATTAAATCCAGAGCGGGGAAAACAGGCCGCATAAATCAACCTGGGGTGACAACTACCTTGACACTTACCGTATTTAATTTAGTTGCTTTCAGCTTCTATTTTTGCATTTTTGACTATACGTATGACTGTACGGTCAGAAACTCCACATAACCTTGCCGTCTCACGAATACTCTGTCGATTATTGACTCGCAGTGCGATGATCCGTTCATGCCGTTCTCGGTCTGCCTGCCGTCCCCGAAATTTCCCTGCTGCTTTTGCTTTGGCTATCCCCTATTCCTGGCGCCGGCATCGGTCACTGTGTAGTCCCCCCTGAATTTAGTCTTATCGTTTAATGGAGTTCTCTGGTTAATATATAATCAGCGGGGGTCATTATGAAGAAAGCACGTTTTACTGAAACTCAGATCCTGCGGGTTCTAAAAGAAGTTGAAGGTGGCCGGCATGTGAAAGATGTCTGTCGCGAGAACGGCGTATCTGAAGCCAGTTACTACAACTGTACCTGCAAAATTGCTCTAGGTTTATACCAGTACACCTCAGCAGATGATTGCACCCGCTACAGAGTTCTAAGGCTCTATCACCGCCGTACAGCGTCAAATACGCTGGATTTTATCGATTGTGTTACTGAGGAGAGGCTGTTTCCAATACAACGTATTCAGACTGATCGGGGGAAGAGTTAATTGAAATGATGACTATGAATCACACAGATTTACTTAGAATAAATATAGATACAGGTATCATCTAAGCATCCGAAACCATCAATTCGGTTATTTTTCAATATTGCTTCACAATAGAATCCGCAGCGTTCAGCCAGCTTACTACTGCGAATATTTCTGCGTGCCATCCTGATTTCTAAACGTTTTGATTTCAAGTGGTGGTAGGCCAGGTCTCGAACCAGAATGCAGGCCTCTGTAATAAATCCATACCCCATAGCTTGAGTAGACAGCCAATACCCTATTTCAAAATAGGGTATCTGAGCATGACGAATAAACAAGCTAATGCAGCCAACAAGTTGATTAGTATGGTTGTTGATAATCAGAAACTTATACTCATCCCGATCCTCAGAGAAATTCTTACTGGCAATACTCATATTGCTAAAGACAGTTTCTTCACTGGAGTTATCATCAGCCCAAGTTAGAAACTCGCGGTGTAAGTTTGAAAAATTCACAATCAATTGATGCATTTCCTGACTTCTACTAAGGTCAGGAACCAAGAGGTGAATTTTCTTCCCATTAAGATACTCACCCGGCAAATCGGTAATGTTCATAGTAAGTCTTACCGTTCGAAATTACGATTATTGGCGGTCGTTTCCGAATCCAGTCACTAGAATTCATGATGTCATAAGCACCACAGGAAAAAATAGCTATTTTATCATCGAGTGAAAGGTCAAACGGGACCGGTACATTTTTTGCAATGATATCGTTTTCATAGCAGTTTGAACCGTAAACATCTGCAACGCTGTGTTCACAATTAACAGGGCGTTCTGGAATAATCAATACCTTACGATGGTTGTGATACTGAGCAGACCTTATGTTTGTTCCGGGCACCGCGGTGGTGATCACATTAGTGGAATAACGACATTTTGCAAAAACGATTCTAGTCACTAGATAGCCAAAATCTTCTGTTAATGCACGGCCAGGCTCCAGTATAAGGGGGGTCTTGTGAAAATCAATTCCTAACCTCCGTAGCTGTAAAGCTATCTTGACCGAATATTGTTCAAGGATTGATGCTGTATCAGAACCACAAGTTGATGCAGGGTAGCCTCCACCGATATCAATGAAACGAAGATGGTTTTTGAGAGCACCTATTTCATCTTGAAAAGACTCAAGCGTGTCAACAATACCCTGGCATGAACTAAGATTAGATCCAGAATGGACATGAATCCCGTTGCACAAAATGCCATGAGTAGTGAGTAAAGCGATGGCCTCATTCCACTCGTCTTTATCCATACCGAAGCGCGATAGTCCTTGGCCACGATAGTCGGAACTTAGGCGTAATGAAATGTGAGGTTCAGCATTAGTGTTAGCAGCAAGCGCTAATACTCTTTCTATTTCAGTTATATTATCACACTGAATATTAACGTTATTTGATAGCGCAAACTCAATCTCGTTATCCAATTTAACCGGGCCATCAAAAAAAATATTGGTTCCAAAAAATCCATCATTAATCGCAAGCTTTAATTCATGCAGAGAGACAACTTCAGCAGAAAAACCCTCTCTAAACATCAGTTGTGTGACGGAAGCAATATTATTACTTTTAAACGAATAGGCAAAAATTACGTGAGGGAATTGTTTATCCCATATCCCTCTAAATTCGCGAACGAACTGAGTCATCGCGTCAAGATCTAGAATATAAACATAATCTTCGTTTTCACTGAGATTAAATAAATCTATCGTCGACAGTGTCATTTTTTAACTCTCATCACCCACAAAGCAACGGACTGATATTTTGCATGCTCGTTCAACAACAGCCGGGTATTATAGTAACGGTCAAAAGCAAGTTGCTGCTTCTCTCTACTCAGTATGTTAAACACCGGTTTGCTACAGATAGAAATATTAACGTTTTTTTCGATCTCATCATCACTGTAAACTGGAAGATCGAATAATTCTTCATGCAATAGAGTAAAGTGCTGATTAAAGAAATTGAACCAATAACTGTAATCTCTCTTAATATCGGGTCGATAGCCAATATATTGTTCAACTAATGAAAGAAGTTCATTATCAGGCTCTGATTCGTAAAAAAATGGAGAAATACAGAGAAATCCATCCTGTTTTAAAACCCGTTGGACTTCGACGAGCGCCGCTGGTTTATCAGAAATGAATCCAAAACAACAACCTGCAGTTATATGTGTGAAAGTATTATCAGTAAATGAGACCGATTCAGCATTCCCTACAGAAAAGTGAACACACTCAGCAATATTGCCCTGAACGGCAAGTTGATTAGCAGACTCTATTGAACGGGCAGAAATATCGATGCCTTCGGCACTACATCCTGTTTTATGCACAATATTACGAGCCGAAAATCCTGTTGAGCATGCCAAATCGAGTAAATATGTGTTCGAATTTATTCTTGATTTTTCTATCCAGTAGTCAAGAGTAAACATCCCACCAGGAGGCGTATTATCAACTCCCAGAACCCCCAAAAAATCTGGATAAGATATTGTGTCAAAATCAATACTTGTACTTTCAGTTATTGGTATCATCAAAAATCCCACCATTTAATTATTGATTGTAAATCCGTTGACTTAACAAATTTTCTTTTATGATCGTTAGATTCTGATAACGAATAATTGTATTCGACCCCCTGTAAACAATAGATGGTTCTTATTTGTTGTCTGACGTTTTGTTTGATCAACATCGTTTCTGCATTGGCGAATTTATCGAAAACCCGGTCTGGTTGGATCAAGAAGGCAATACTGTTTTTTACTGGGATATAGCGGGAATGGTTCTTTGGATAATGGTTTGAAAATACGAGTAGATAAAGCTCTTCTTCGCCAAGTCTGAAACGCCAGTTTCTCTGCTGAATACCATCAAGAACTTTTGGATTTAACTGCTGGCGAATTAGCTCAAAAAATAATAGTGTCTGACGAGATAGATCACGGTCTGTTGCCACATCAGCATTATCGATTAACATATAGAGGCCCTCCATTTCCAGTACATGATAATTTTCAAGAAAATGTGAAAGCACTACACTGATGGACTCTTCTGAACTCGGTTCACTAGCAAGTCGCGTGAAAGAATGAAACCAGTGCTTTCTTCTATCCGCGAACGGGCACCAGACATTAGAAAAAATCTGGTCAATATTGGCGTGTAAATTGTTAACATTATCATTAATCACCCTAATGTCAGATACAGTCAGGTAAGGCGCTGGCGGTTCGAACTTTAATTCTTGACTAATAGTTTTCGCAAGGGAATCGATAATATCTTGCGGATTTGATCTCAGCTTTTTATAAATTCTGGCATTTCGCTCAGAAGCACAGAAGAATACAATATACTCTGATTCACTTAGAGGATAATAAAGTGTATCATTATAAATATCAGCGATCAGCATCGACATAAATACCCTCTAAAATTAAGGAATGAAAAACATATTTCGACAGAATTAAATCCAGAGGATTTAAATAGCTCAATGTTTTCCTCATGAAGATATGGGATGAGTTTATTTTCTAGTGCTTTACGTTTATTAGAAACTTCGGATTCAGAATAGCCATTCTTACCTTTCCATTTTAGGTAACTATCTATGTATTTCATATTAATTTCGGCGTCATTGAAAATAATTTTTTCAAAAACGAGCATCAAGGTTGAACTTGAGCATAGCGATTTTATATTGGTAATGAATTTCTTTCTGGTGGTCTAATAAACTGTAAAACGAGGTTAAGTATTATGAAGTCTGGAACTTTTTCTGAGTTTATTACATTATCAGTACCATTAAGTAAATTACAGTTTTTAAAGGTGACCAGACTTTCATGTTCACCACATTTTTCTTGTGCTATTGCTAGCATACTTTCTGAGATATCAATTCCATAACAGTAATTTACTTGGTTTTCAGACAGGATTTTTGCGATGGTTGTGCCTGTAGAACAACCTACATCAATAAAAACCCTATTCTGAGAGAATTCATCATAAGTCAAAGAGATAATATCCTGAATGTTGTGATAGCCCGGAACGCTGCGGGAAACCATATCATCGAACACTTTACAAACATCATTATTAAATTCGAATGACCTTAAATTAGATGGATTTTCAAATATTTTATCAATGTTCATAGCGGAACTCTAAAATCGTAAAATAAGGAATGTGATGTGCACGATGGTTACTATCAGGATGTCTCGGTTCTTCAATATAATGTAATGTAAAACCTGAAGTTAAAAATGCATTTAGATAGGTCGGTAATGTTCGCTTAAATGATAAAACTTCGCATAAGATCTCGTCATTGACATCGTAACGATTTTTTCTCTGAACTCCTTCATGAAAATAGTTAGTGACCTCCATATATTTACCTTCGTTACTTAAACATGAATCTTTAACAGGATTAGGAATTATGCATACAATACTCCCACCTTTATGCAAGAGACTTTTTGCTTTTAGGATATAATCTACAAAGTTTTCTACATGGTCGAGAACCAGAGAAAATATGACAAGGTCAAAGGAATGATTATCATCATAGTTCATAAATTCGCCATTGCTATATTCAATTGAACCGCCTAACTCCCTGGCTGTTGAAAGCATAGAACTGTTAATATCGAGACCGACAATATAACTAGATTTACCGTCCAACATCCTACAATACGTACCAATACCACAACCAACATCAAGAACTGAATTATATTTATTTTCTGTCAGGATTCGTGCAACACTCTTGTCAAGAACAGTTTTATTCGTGCTTGATGTGTCACGATGCTCTCTATAATACCCTGCTATTTTATTAAAAACTGTCTCATCACCCGGCTTGAGTGTATCGCACTTCATCTCAATATTATCTTCTGTTATTTTATAGCCATAAAATAGTGTTTCATAGGTGTCAGGATTTATTAGTAATCTTTTTTGCCAAACACAACTTTTCCTTGTGGCAAGATAGCGTATTACTTCATGCGAACAGATTGATGAAACCATATAATTTAGTGGGCCATAAGATGGTGCCTGATATCGGCGATTAATGAGTATTTTTCCAGTTCGATTTTCTTCACAATCTCGAGTAAATAACTCCTTAAATCCCGGATTGGAAGTAGCATCCATCATTGGCCCGATCAGGCCAAGCCTTCCTAAGTATCCCGCATTGACAATTGGGATGTTATTATTATCATGAAAAATACTAATAAGTTCAAAAACATTATTAGGATCTGCTGATAACACGATAATATCGCACTCTGAAAAAAATGCGTTAAATTTATCCATATTTTCTTCATTCAGTAATAATGGGAGAACCTCTACCCCACATGTTTTATTTCGTTCTGAAATATTTTCTTTCAGCGACGCTACCTTTAAGCTTCCTATCTGATCTTCTTTAAATATAGTCGCACGGGTAAGGTTAGATTCTTCAATTAGATCACCATCACTTATCTTGAGTTTGCCAACCCCAGCCGCTGCTAGTAGTATTGCAACATTAGACCCAATACCACCAGTCCCCATAATGCCAACGGTTGCCAGAGAAAGAGCTGACATCGTGGTTTCATGATTATCTTTTGATAGTTCGAAAAATAAACGATGTCTATCATAACGGTCGGGTTGCCAGACATGAATAATTATTTTTTCCTCAAGAAGATTTTCAATGATCTCATTGATATCGTATGAGGACTCTTCTGCTACTATTTTATATTTATTCAGGATTATGCTTAATTCAGTTTCCACATTTAAATCTGTTAGCAACTCATAAAGAAAATCAGGTGAATCGTCTATTTCGATTAGGTCATGGAAAGTCTGTCCTGCAACTATTTTTTTATTGCTCTTATCATATGTCAAAGGAAGTGCTCGATTTAATTGTATTCTCACTTAAATTCCTCCAATAATATTTTTTCATTTTTTGAATAGTTACGGTTGTATAGTGTCCACATAATTGTGATGGGTATAATTCCAATGATACAACAAAGAGAAAATGCAAAAGCCGAAGTTAGACCAAAACTACTGGACAATAACCCGATGATACCCAATGAGACAATGCCAAAAATTCTTGCTATCAAGCTAATTATAGATAAAACAGTATTGGAATTTTTCTTATCAAGATACTTAAAATACTCAGAATCAAATTGACTCATTGGTACAGAAAAGAAACAATGGAATAAAGTAAATATAATAATTGGCGTCCAGGTGCCTTTTATTATAAGCAGAAGTAGCATAGTGCATGCTGCTAGCATTGTAGTAGCCAGGATAATGGTCATAGGTTGATAGTGGTTAAAAATCACTTTCCGGAGATATCTATTAAAAAGGTATTTTGTAAAAGAGTATGAGAAGAAACAAATGCCTAAGATGATGATCTCATTTTTTTTATCCGTATTGTCTATTAACCCAGTTTGCTCAAGAATAAATGGTTGCCAGAAATGGTAAACTGGCTGAATGGCTCCTACGACAAAACCGCATATCAAAATATAATAGACACCAACTTTCGTGGAAAAAAGCAAACGAAGTGACTCTCTGATATGCTTATAGACACTAAACTTTTCTTTTATTACAGCAACATCAATTTTATCCTCAACTGAGTTGACTGTACTGAATAGCAACATCAGTAAAATAAATAGAACTCCACATAAATAATAAACACTACTGAAGCTATCAAGCACCACCACGATTAAAACTCCGATTGCTCCTGATATAGAATTCAGCAGCGCATTAATTTCTCTGACATAAGAAATATAGTGGTGATAGGCAACATCAGCTTTCTTTGAAAGATTATCTACAAGTCCCTTTATCCAGGTACTATCTGCACCTGATATAAAACAGGCACCAAGCGCGTAGCAGATCTCTGCAAGTATCAGCAAAGACATATCCGGAGCATAGGTACAGAGTGGGAAAAAGGCTGCATAAAAACCACATGAGATTATTACGTTTTTTTTTACACCAAGTTTATCACCTAATATTCCCGTTGGAAGTTCAAATAAAAATACTGCTACGCTAAATATCATTTGTAGCATAGCAATTTGTGAAACTGAAACCCCCAAAGAAAATAGATAAAAAACATGAAATGAACCAGTCATCATGCGAACCGAATTCATTCCTGCACAGCCGTGAAGCAACCTTTTTACTTGTGCATCCATTATCATTATTTCTATCCAATTTCTAATAAGTGGCGATAATAATATCGCCACGTTGAGAAGAGAATTAGTTACTACCACCACCACACGTTGCCGCACCACATTCCAATACTTTTTTCTGCTGTTCTTTAACCTTGTTTACATCAACACGTTTTATCTTAAGTCTCTTGGTTAGCTTGATCTCTGATTGGTGCATGTTTTCTCCTAAATTTATATAAGCGATCATACACAGAAGGATTTCTTATGTTTGAGCACAATATAATTAGTAACATGATATCAACATTTATTTCAATAGTGCTTTAAAATTAGCCTTATTTGATTATTCCAGTCACTATTCATATAGTTAATCTGGATTGTAGTGAGGGACGACTTCATATATTACATTTAGTTACATTTTATTGAGGGTATAATACCAACCTGATACATTAATATTATAATTATTTATTTATACATTGCAGGTTTTAATTTAACACCATCTTCCACTATTAAACTTAAATCGATTGGGCTGACGACAGAGTTGAAGTTATCAATGGCAGTAATTCTGTATTTCCATCAACTAAAATTCCCGTAGCACCTTACCAGACTCAGGCAGGAGGAAGTAATGCAGCCCATTACTGTACGTTTCAGACGGGTTGGGCTGGCGTGACAACACCAAGTCGTGAGTCTTGTGTGAACATGAATGAATACCATATGATTTACTGTCAAACGTGGTCAGCTAACACTTGTAGTTAATCGGTTTTTTCTCCATACCAACAAAAGTTGTTTCGATATCAATTAAATCATGAATTAAATAATAATGTTTTTAATAGCCTTGTACTTTCTGAAATTCAAATAAATAGTTTACAACTAGTTTTTTGCTGTCGGAAATTATTATTCGGGGCGTTTAGCAAATTCCGACAGCCCTCAGTGTCAGCATAGTTGTCACCCCCTTCTAAAAATGGATCCAGAGGGCAACGGAGTGACAAATAAAACGTATTTCCCCAGAACGTAAAGCCGGTGTATTGGCAAAATTACTTCCCCCGTACAACATGACCGTCACGGCTGTTGCACAGATGGAAGGGATATCGGAAGCTACCCTCTACAATTGGCGCAATCAGGCTAAATCAGAGGGGGAACCGGTGCCCGGTGCAGAGAAAAACAGTGAACAGTGGCCTGCCGAAGCGCGGCTCGCGGTTATCGTGGAAACCGCCACGTTAAGTGAAACGGAAATCGCCGAATACTGCCGTAAAAAAGGGCTTTACCCCGCGCAGATAGCGCAATGGAAACAGGCTTTTTTGCAGGTTCCTTCGGGTGACGATAAGGTGGCCCTCAAGCAAAGCCAGAAAGAAAACAAGCAACTGAAAAAGGAGCTGCTGCGTAAAGAAAAGGCGCTGGCGGAGACGGCAGCGATCCTGGTGTTAAGAAAAAAGCTCAGGGACTACTACGGGGAAACGGACGAGGACGACTGACACCCCGAGAGGAACGCCAGCAGTTTATCGCGTGGATAAATGAGGCCGTCGCTGCTGGTGCACGCCGGGCGGTGGCCTGTCGCGAAGTTGAGCTCAGCGTACGGACCTGGCAACGGTGGCAAACCTCCCCGGAAGACCAAAGAACTACGGCGATACGCCCGGAGCCCACCAATCGCCTGAGAGTGGAAGAAGAGCAGCAGATACGGGCGGTCTGCCATCAACCCGAGTATGCCAACCTGCCGCCGTCGCAAATCGTGCCACGGTTGGCGGATAAAGGGGTTTATCTGGCGAGTGAATCGACCTTTTATCGGGTGCTGCGCCGTCATGGAGAAGTACATCACCGTGGCCGTTGCCTCAAGCCGGGCCGGGTAAAACCGCCAACAACGTTCACCGCCTCCGGGCCTTGTCAGGTGTGGACGTGGGACATCACGTGGCTGCCTTCATGGGTACGGGGTCGTTGGTATTATCTGTACCTGGTGGAGGATGTGTTCAGCCGTAAAATCACCGGAGCAGAAGTCCATGAAACCGAGAGTGGTGAGTTGGCGGCGGCGCTGATGCAACGTACGGTACTGCGGGAGCGCTGTTATCGCCAGCCACAGGTGCTGCATGCAGATAATGGTGCGGCGATGAAGTCGCAGACCCTGCAGGTGAAGCTGGCAGAACTGAATATCTCGCCTTCACACAGCCGACCGCGTGTGAGCAATGATAATGCGTATGTGGAGTCGTTGTTCCGCACGCTGAAATATGTTCCTCAGTGGCCATCCTCAGGCTTTAACCATCTTGAGGAAGCGCGGGTCTGGGTGGATAAATTTACCCGTTGGTATAACGAAGAGCACCGGCACAGTGGCATAGGTTATGTGACGCCGTTGCAGCGACATACGGGTGAGGACAAGGCGTTGTTGGCCCAACGATATAAGGTCTATCAAGCGGCGAGAGCCGCGAACCCGACACGTTGGTCACGACAGACGCGAAACTGGGAATGGCAGGAAAGCGTGACATTAAATCCAGAGCGGGGAAAACAGGCCGCATAAATCAACCTGGGGTGACAACTACCTTGACACTTACCGCCAACGCACATGTAGTATGACAGCCATACAAGCAAGAAATATCTTAAAATTTCATTTTTGAGTTGTTTACATTAAAAAAATAAACATATCAAGTTAATATAAAATACTGAATTCGTATTTTATAAAAAAGAACACCACTCTTTATAAAATTAAGCCAAACAACTGAGTCTATAAGGATATTTTATGAGTTTTAATACCTATTTAAAATTAACAGGAAGTGAACAAGGATTAATCTCTGCTGGATGCAGTTCATTTGACTCGATTGGAAATCGACATCAGAATGATCATGACGATGAAATTCAGATACTATCCTTAAATCACGCCATAACAAGAGAGCAACATTGTACACATCATCCTGTTGAATTTATCAAACCAATTGACAAATTATCACCACTAATGGCTATAGCCATATCCAATAATGAAATATTAACCCCATCATTTTCAATTTATAGATTAAATCAATTTGGTGCTTTGGGAATATTTTATGAGATAAAATTAACTAAAGCTACGATAATAGATATCAGTTAAAATTACCCTCATGTAATAAATAATCATGGTGCAATACCGTTTGAAAAAATCTCGTTTATATATGAGTCAATATCCTGGCAACATAAAACAGCAGGCACATCAGGCACATCAGGCACATCAGGCACATCAGGCACATCAGGCACATCAGGCACATCAGGCACATCAGGCACATCAGGTTATAGCATATGGAGTGACAGAGTTTATTAAACCAATCAATTTTCGCGCCCATGCATTCAAGTAAATATCATTTATGTATTAGCAACGTTAAAATTAAGTCATGAAAATTTTTCTCAAACGATATGAAAAATAAAATGACAAACAAAAACCACCATAGAACACGTACATCATGAAAAATTCAGGTACTTTACCAGACATATATATGAAGAGCGCGAAAAACAGCATAGCTAAAGCAACAAATAATAAATCTATAAATACGCGATGTAATAGTTTCATAAAAAAACCTCTGTCATAAAATAAACTTTAGCGCTTGAATTATTTCATCAGTTGATTTTCTTTTTATCGAATCCATTAAAACACCCACTTTTTTTCTATTAGAAAGTAAAGCATTTCTATTCCATTCTTTTATTTTTTACAAGAATGAGTTCTCTGTTTGCAGATAAGTATTTTTTGATGATTTCATCATACTAAGGATACATTGTTAGTTCCGGTATAATTTCGGGCGATACTGTCATAAATGCCCGCCCAGCACCTAAATCTAAATTTTCAACAGTATCAAATATCACGGTTGATGCGTTTTTTATGAATGCATCAAAATATTTTTCTAGTACAGTATCAGCAGATTGCTTGCTATAAATCATTTAATGAATTCCCTTTTATAATGAGATAATTCAGTATTATGTATTAATAAGCAAAAAAAAATCAACATATTGTTTAAATACCTTCGTCGGTGATCCATCCAATGTCACTGAACAATGTGACCCACTTAGCAATAAATAAACGTAAGGCGTTCCCGACGGGTGGCTCAGTACATAAAGTGATTTGCATGAGTATTCGTTTCAATCCTATAACTTTTTTCATAATCACAGTAAACTCTCCAAATTCTATTTATTGCTCATTTGGGATGGCAATGATTGATGATGCTCATACGAAAAGCCGAATCGGATCAAGGCTCCCACATCCTGAATAGAATACCCTGCTATAGCCTGTCCTGACTCGATTTTCATTTTATTATTCCTGTAACAGGTCACACGACGATATTGTTCATCTCATGACAGCCAGAGTTTGCTAACATTCATTTTCTCTCCGGTCACGCCAGTAATTTAAGCGTTCTTTAAAAAATGCCCGATAATCTACCGGTACCCGTTCAATCGCTTCCAGTACGTGGGCGCGGTTAGTCCTGCGTTAGTACAGGTCTTTGATTAAGCCGCTGGCTATCAAATCAAGATTCAGCTTTTCCTGGCACTCTTTAGGCCAACGAGAAATATTGAACGGAAGTCTGGGGGGGAAGGTAGCCCGATTGCCCGTCCATGGTTACACCATGAATTCAACAACCGGAGATTTTTCATTGATGGTCCGCATGGTCTTACCTCTCGCGTTTCAACGCGGGTCAGGTGCGATTAAAAATTTGCTGTCGAATACCGTTTTTCTCTGACAGGGAGCTTCATTGCCTCTTTTGACATGCGGCTGGCTTCTCTGGCCACCAACTGGTCAACGGCTAGAAAGTGACCGTTTTGGAACTCCTGATAAACGGTACCGTATTCACCAAATCTGTTTTTAGTTACGATAGCTTCAGCAAATCTTGCCGCCGGGCTATCGGGGTTATAAATGGCCTCCCGATACAACATGATGATGCTGTCAGCATCCTGTTCAATTTGAACCTGAATCTCTCAAATTGCTGCCAGTCTTTGGAGAAATGTCCCCTGACAATATAAGATCCGAACATATAAGAAAGTATATGGATAAACGAGGAATAACGAGCAGAACGCAGGCTAACCGGGAAAAAACTTTCCTTTCTCGCGTTTATCGCTGGGGATATGAACGCGGAATAGTGAAAGGCAATCCATGCAGAGGGGCCAAACAATTTACGGAGAAAGCCAGAGACCGCTATATTACAGATGAGGAATACGACGCAGTGTATCAAGTCGCACCTGATGTTGTCCGAGTTGCAATGGAAATAGCCTATCTGTGTCTCGCCCGGCAAGCGGATGTCCTTGCTTTGCGTCGTGATCAGCTCAGAGAACCCGGGATCTATATCAAACAGGGTAAGACGGCAGCCAGGCAGATTAAAGCATGGTCTGAACGGTTACGTGATGCCATAACACTGGCTGAGTCCCTTCCCCTGAAGTCAGGTATAAGTAGTGTGTATATCATCCATCAACGTACAGGTTTACGGTATACGCGTGATGGATTTAATAGTAAATGGCACAAAGCCAGGGAAGTCGCAAAAAACATATCCAGAGTTGGATTTTAATTTCACCTTCCATGACCTGAAGGCTAAAGGTGTTTCTGATCTTGAAGGGACACTCAGTGAAAAACAGGCAATTTCAGGGCATAAAAACATGGGGCAAACGGCACGATATGATCGGAAAATAAAAATTGTGCCGGTAGTCGGTAATCAAAAAAAGTGAATTTTTATTCACCCTCCACAAAACATGTTAGGAATGATGTTAGGAACAACTCAGGAATGGGATTTTAATCACAAAAAAACCGCCTCTCGGCGGTTAACGATATACTCGTACTACTTTGTTTTACTTAGACTATTTTCCATGGTGCCCGGGGCGGGACTTGAACCCGCACAGCCATAAGCCGAGGGATTTTAAAAATTTGAGGCTATCTTTTAAAATCAACAAGTTAAGGTTGTTCAATGGGTTACAAATGCGTATCGCTACGTATGTTTGCGTGTGGCTAGTTTTTGCTGCCATCAAAACTGACAATTTTCTAATCGATAACTAACTTGTCATAAGAATTTAAAGCGATGGCCGCATCTAAGTGATCGGGTGCAAAATGTGCATATCTCATCGTCATTAAAATAGTGCTATGGCCGAGAATTTGTTGCAGCACTAAAATGTTTCCGCCGCCCATCATAAAGTGACTGGCAAAGGTATGCCTGAGTACGTGTGTGCGTTGCCCTTTAGGCAACTCAATAGCCGCCCTTTTCAATGCATGTTTAAATGCATCATAAGATGGAGTGAATAAAGCACCGCGATTTTTTGGTATACGTTTAAATAGTTTCTCAGATATCGGTACGGTTCTGTTCTTTTTGCCCTTAGTATTAATGTAAGTCACACGGCTAGGTAATATCTGCGACTGTTTCATATCCTGTGCCTCTCCCCACCTGGCACCTGTAGCTAAACAGAGGCGAACGATGGTTCCCAGGCTTTTATTTTCCGACTCATCACAGGAGACTAAAAGCCGCTTAATTTCATCTTGGGACAGAAAGGCCAGCTCTTGATCACCCTCGCTAAATTGGCGGATACCATCAAGCGGGTTACTTCCCTCCCATTCACCAAGGCGTTTTAATTCTGAAAATACAGCATGTAAGTATGATTGCTCACGGTTAACAGTGGCTTCTTTTACAACAGTACGCCCTTTTGCTTGCCATTCACCATTCAGGCGGCGTTCCGATAAACAGCAAACATATTGAGCCTGTCCATAATTCTGTGTAACTGCCACCGTATTAAAGGTGATCGCTCAGGCGGTCACCGAACTCGATAATAAAACGGCTCATCGCTAACCGCCAGTTCTGGATCGGCATACTCCATTTTTTTGATGCATCCTTGATCGCCAAATAAACAACCTTCCGCACTGAGTCGTCTGTCGGGAACACTTTGCGCTTTTTAATGGCTGCACGGATCACGCTGTTCACCGATTCGATGGCATTCGTGGTGTAGATAGCCTTGCGGATATCGGGCGGATAGCCGAAGAATGTATTGAGATTTTCCCAGTGCGTACGCCAACTTTTGCTAATTTGCGGGTATTTGTCGTCCCAGGCCTCCGCAAACTTATCCAGCGCCATCAGCGCCGCCTCTTCTGTCGGAGCCTGATACACCATTTTCAAACCGCTGGTGACGGCTTTATAGTCCTTCCATGACACATATTTCAGGCTGTTGCGTACCATATGGATGATGCACAGCTGGATGTGAGTCTGCGGATAAACACTGTTTATCGCATCCGGGAACCCCTTCAGGCCATCCACGCAGGCAATCAGAATGTCCTGAAGACCGCGATTTTTCAGCTCTGTCAGCACACTTAGCCAGAACTTCGCACCTTCATTTTCTGCCAGCCACATGCCCAGCAGCTCTTTCTGACCTTCAGTGTTGATGCCCAGCGCTAGGAACACTGCTTTGTTTATCACGCTACCGTTCTGGCGGACTTTTACGACAATGCAGTCCATATAAACAATGGGATACAGAGCATCCAGTTGGCGGTTTTGCCATTCAGCAACCTGCTCTTTTACGGCATCGGTGACTTTAGATATCAGCGTGGGAGACACATCGGCGTCATACATCTCTTTGAAGGTGGCGACGATTTCGCGGGTGGTCATGCCTTTGGCGTACAGGGACAAAATCTGGCTGTCCATCTGTGTGATACGCGTCTGATTTTTCTTTATCAGCTGCGGTTCAAAGGTGTTTTCGCGGTCGCGTGGCGTATTCAGCTCGATTTCGCCGTCGTCGCATAGCAGTGTTTTGGACGAATAGCCGTTGCGGGTATTCGAGCCTGATTTAGGGGTATTTTTCTCGTGCCCGAGGTGTTCGGTAAGCTCTGCATTTAACGCTGTTTCGACGGTAAGCTTTGTCAGCATACGAGAAAATGCATTAAGGTCGGCTTCGGTTTTAAGACCTTTAGCCAGTTCAGCCGCAAGTGCTTTAAGTTTCTTTTCGTCCATAATTTGCCTGTCTCCGTTGTTGGAGTGAAGATATCAAAAACAGGCAATTACACAATATTGTTTACAGTCTCAACATATTCTTATCGACATCTGCCGCTAAGGGGTCCCCCATTCTCTCACAAATCGCCAATAGTTTAGCTTTACGGGACTCGCCAGAAGATAGGGTTTTACCGTGCATTTCATACCATCGCTCAACTAATTCATTAAGCGTTACCGCACTAATGCCCAGCCCCGTATCTTGTTTATTCACCATCATGCGACGTTCGTATGAAAGTGCTTCGCCTTTAGTGGCAAACTGTTTGCGTATACGCTTGTTATCACGACCATAAGGGAAGCATTGGCAAAGCCATTTTCCTGACGGAAGTTTACTGACTGCCATTAATCCTGCACCCACTGCATCATAATCATTAACATCATGGCGGTTGATTTGACACTTTGATTAGTGAAAATTTCTTTATTTTGAATTGGATCTGATTCTGGAGCAAAAGCATCATCAAGTTGTTTTGCTAATTCACTCGCGTAAGGTTTAAAATCATCAACCGATTTTATTTTTCTATTTATCTCAGGTGCTAATAGCTTTTTGCTGTATATCCCGGCGATAAAGTCAGCACAAGTTGCAAGTTTGTTTTCCGGCGTGGCTGTTTGCCATGTAAGCGCATTGGCTTCATGCAGGGTTCCCCCCGCATACCAATTTTCAGCAAATGCGTTATTTGTGAATAAGGCAAAAATAAGAAACGTCAGTGACAGTACCTTTTTCATCGCTAGCCCTCGATAAGGTTAAGAAAATAATTAATTAAATATCACAATGTAAATAATTTGAGCGTGAGTTACTTACTAAATGTGACTATTAAAAGCGCAATTAAAAAACCTGAAGCAAATACGCCCCCTGAAAATATCGGGTAGTGGCGAAATGGTTTCTGCTCCCGATAAACAGCAAAAGTATTCTTGTCAAAATCAGTGACCAGTGGATCACCCAACCGTTCGCAGATAGCCTCTAACTTTACCTTTCGGGTTTTACCTGATGTTAAAGTCTGCCCGTGCATTTCATACCAACGACTAACTAAATTGCTGAGTTTCAATGTATTGCTCACAGAAACCTCAACAACCTGATCTTTCTGCATCATACGGCGCTCAAATGAGAGCGCCTCGCCTTTAGTAGCAAACTGCTTACGAAGCCGCTCACCACGCCGTCCATTGGGATAACACTCACAAATCCATTTGCCAGTAGTTAATTTACGAACAGCCACGTAGTTTTCCTCTTATGCCATCAGGCAACAACCAATTCCTGTTCAGGATTGGCATCTAGTTGAGCCTGTCTAGCGAGAGCAAGGCTTTCCCTGTATTCGTACGCATCAGCTTTTAATGTCCAATGGGTTTCAATATGCATATCATCAAGTAGCGATTTAATATCTGACAACGACACACTAAAGAACTCTTTGCGCTGATTAATTTTATTAAGCTGAGCCTGTTTGAATTTTCTATGAAGCGCATTTTCGAGGGTAGGTGCATCTTCACTATAAATCATGGCGTGAACATCAAACGAGAATGGTACGCTTGCATCACCGAGTTCTTTTACACGATCCATCGGTTCTAAACGTCTGGTCATACCGATTTTAAATACATCTTCACCAAAGGAACCAATATTACTAATTACATAGACATGGCCAGCTCGTGTTTGTTGAGCCATAGATATTGCACGTTGATTTTTTGCTTCTGCCTCTTCATATTTCTTCTGTAGCTCATCTAACTGCTGTTGTAACACAGCCCGCTGTTCATCATTTGCAGCTTGTAGATCCTTAGTTGCTTTTTCGATAGCCTGCACTATCATTTTTTCTTCTTTTTCAGCATCTTTAATAGCTTTTTCATATTCCTTACGGGCTTTTTCTTCTTCCCTTAACTGTTCTTTAATTCTTCTTTGTTCTTCTTTTTCTTCTATGAGAATTTCATTTACAGCGACTGCCCATCGAAGCTCATTTAATCTTGCCTGCAAAAAAGTATCTGTTATTTTTGCATCTCTGAATGCACCACCGTTAAAATTAACAAGCGAAAATGCATCTCTTATTTCTTGTGATAATTTGCCATAATTGTTATAGCGGACTTTTGCCATAACAGTATCAACCTTGCCATTAAAGGCATCTAGTATAAAATTGATTGCCGTATTACGTCTGTTTGGCTCAACATACTGGCAGCTTGCCGCTTTATCAGCGCGCATCAGCGTTCTGGTTAGTTCTCTCGCCTTTTTCAACTCATTGCCAGCATCTTTAAATGAATATTCTTCTGCTAATTCATCTAATATACTTCTATTAGGAATAATCCACTCATCTCCATAGCCTTTTATTTTATTTTTCATTGCATTTGCTACTGACTCATACTTTTCAGCAAACTCTTTAGCCTCATACGCCGAACCTGCTATTTCTTTAGCCCTTTCTTCCGCATTATTCATTAAGCTAACTGCATTATCATTTGCATTACGGATAATTTCCTCAGCTTTTGTATGGGCCTCATCTAACTTCTCTTTTGCTTTAAGGCGAGTTTCGCGAACTTCGCGAGTAATTGCTATAGCCTCTTCACGCGCATTGCCCAGAGTCATTTGAGCTTGTTTATCAGCATTTATTATCGTTATCTCTGAATGCCTGTTTGCTTCATTAATTATTTTTGAAGACTTGTTATGAGCATCATGAAGTAGTTTTTTAACTGTTTCATTCGCATCTGAAATTATTTTATCTGCAAATAATTCCGCATTGTAAATCTCGGTATACTTCCATAAAGGAGCTGTATTTTCCTCTAACTCTATATACTTGTTATGTGAGGATGTCAGTTCACTTTTAAGATTTTCGATCTCTAACTTTATCTTTTCTTCATCAATTCTCAGTTGCTTGAGTAATTTCTGTTTTTTTATTATCAAATAAAACAGATATGGACTAACCACCCCTAAAACAATAAGAACAATAAGTACGATTTCCATTAACTCAACCTCCCATATTACTAGTTATTGTTCGACTTCAATTGAGGCTTCGATTGCGCGAACGCATCGCCAACCGCCTGTATATTTAGCCTTGCCGAGTCATCCATTGCTCGGTAATTCTCTACTAGTTTCAGCTCTTCTGTAGAGATAGTATCTGGAGGGGTTCGTTTCCCCGTCAGTATATACATGACGTCTAAACCATACTGAGCATTCAACAATGCGAGTGTGGCAGCATCAGGTACGGTTTCCCCTCTCTCATATTTGCCCCAAGTTCTGGTTGAAACACCAAAATTTGTCGCCATAGCCTCTTGGCTTTCACCCGTTTTTTCCCTTTCTTCACGCAGTCGTGCGCCAATTAGGAATAATAATTCCTCTTTTTTGTTTGGCATGGGAACAATACTTCCTTAAATTGTGTTGTACAGGAACTTAGTGGATCACAATATACCATTATGAAACAAGTCAAACACGATCAACGCTCGCGATTACCGAAAGGAATTGCTTCAAAAAACCCGACCCATATGCGTTTGTCTGATGATGAGCGTGCAGAATTAGAAGCGCTCGCAGCAAAAGAAACTCGTTCAATTTCCAGTATGGCGCGTCTAGTTTACTTGCGTGGTATCACCGCTATTCAGGCTGATTGATAAGGGGGAATTATGGGTAATGTCACCATTAATATCACCGTGCCCACGGGTTATGTCTCTCTGAAAGAATATGCCGCAATGACTGGTATCCCTTTTGCGACCTGTCGGGGAATGGTGCGTGATGGTCGGATTATTATTCGCCCGAAAGTTAAAGCTGGTGACAAAGTTGAAGTTAATTTGGTTGCTATGTTGAAAGATGCCATAGCCAATAGTTAGGGGAAAATACAATGCACGCCTTAACCATTATTAGCCACCATTCATCTGCCTATCGTGGCTTTGTAATTACTCATCGGCCAAGAACTGCTATTAACCCCATTGCTCGCTATGAAGTATTCCTGGGTGAACAGTCTTTCGGTTTACTTGACGCTCAAGCACTCGCCACCGGCTTCATTGATCAGTTGTATATCGAACGTAAAACGGGAGCCGCAGCATGAAATCACCTTGCCTGCAGATAGCTAACGCCATACTGCGAACACACATGGCTGATATGGGAGAGTTAACCCGACGTGCGATAGAGGAAAATGGTGTTTTATCCCTTAAAGCTAATCTCCATGCTCGTGAAAAAAAAGCCATCACCAGCAGCACCCTTGCAGGCTTAAGTATGATTACCGCCATAGCGTGGCAATTGCGTGAAAACAAATTAGCCACTTTCCACCAACTGAATGCCGCAACACAGCAATTTCGGGAGTCAGGCGTCATACCTCAATTTTTCAATGAAGAGGTACAGACATGCCGGGGCAACTAATTGAATTGACCAGCGGAGCATTAGCCGTGCTGGCCGTGCTTATCTGGCTTGCGTTTCTGTCTGCCCGCGCCGTGATCCGCGATCACCGCCGTCGCACCAATATCAAACGCAAAGCGCGCCAACACTCTTAAGGAGAAAGGGATGAAACAAGCATATTTCACATTGATTAACGACCTGTTGCAGCAATACCACTTCAAGGCCGAAAACCTGCGCGCCGCTTCCGCTGTTGCCGACGAGGTGCGAATGTTTTCGCTAAATGATTACGCCTTTCGTCTAAGTGTCGGTCTGGAGGGTCTGTTAAGCACGGCGCAAGCATCCGGGGATCAGGACAGCGCTCAGGAATTAGAGCTGTTGGTGACTCAGTGTAATTCCGGGGGTATTTCAGAGCCGACACATTATTGAGTTAATTACTGTCATACCGAGAGGTGAATGATGGGGCAAATTAATACGGACGGTTCGCCGCTTTCAATGCAGGAATGGAATCAGAAAGTAGGTTTACGGCATTTAGACCGCATAAAGGAACTGTTTAAAAAGGATCCAGATGAAGAGTTTGAGCAGCGTTTGGAATCATTGAGCAAAGGTAAAACAAAAGGCATTATTTATTATGCGGCTGGGATAAAGAAAGACAGCCATGAAAGAAAATTCCGTGAGTTGGAATATCATGAAAGAAAAGCAGTACGTAAAGCGGCGTTGGATTTATGGGTTGATTTAAATTCAATCCCGAAAGACTTGTTATAAATAAATCGCATTTTAACGAGTGATTAAATAAGGCGTATTTACTGCGTCGGGCTTCCTATTATCTAAAATAAGGCCATACAACATGACAGAACAAAAAAACAACACTGCGCATATTACCATTTCATATTTGCGTGCTTTCATAAGTAGCAGTCCAGCTATCGCTTTATCAATGCTGACAAGAGAAAGAGCGCTTACCGATCTTGCGCAACTAGAAGGTATGTTAAATAGTCAATCGGCCTCTATTAGCGCACTGAAAGAGCAGGTAAAAATTGCGTCTGGCGCTGCAATGAAAGCATCGGGCTATTTAGATTCAATAATAGCAGCGATTGAAACGACAACACACGGTAAAAACTGCGCTGCCAATTACGCAGACGAGACTGCTTTCAATGTTATTTCAGCTATCCATAAAACTGAATCAGCCTATAGAGAAGCCTTGCGCACAGCGGAAGCATTCCAAAAGACAAGATTAAAAGTGGAACCTACCAGCGATCTATTCGATGCCCATTCATATGCATATTTTACCCATTACGCTCCCTCTCCTGGTATTTATGGACTTACCTCCCGTCGCTCAGGGAAGGCCACTTACGCGCAATATATGACAATTTCATCTGAAATCATTGATGAAGCTATCCGCGCCTCAAAAATACATCCCAAATGGCCGACTGATGTAGTTCACGCTGTCTCTATTCTCACCGAGGAATCAGGCGAGTTAATGAAAGCGGCTATTGAATACCATTATAACAATGGCGATATAGAAGCCGTCCGCGAGGAGGCTATCCAGACGGGTGCAATGGCTTTGCGTGTATTGATGAATATCGATAAATACAACCGTCCGTCTGACGAAAAATAAACACATATCCCTTTGGCGCATTGCGTTAGAGGGAGTTAATTTTTTAGGGGTGTGAAATGAAAAATAATAAATTAGCTAAAGCCATTGAAGCATTTATTGCCGCAGTGAAAAAAACTGGCTTTAAAATCTATCAGGCTTTATGCCGCTACGGCGCACATAATCGTGCTAACAGATGGTTGAAACGTAATTATCTTATTCTGGATACAGAAACAACGGGCCTTGGTAATGATGCTGAAATAATTGAAATCAGTATCATTGATTGTACTGGAAAGATATTACTGGATACGCTTGTTAAGCCATTAAAAGCCATTCCCGCAGAGGTAACCGCCATTCATGGAATTACTAATGAAATGGTGGCTGATGCACCAACGTGGCGAGATATTCATTATCAATTCATGACGCTGACGAATGACCGTACTCTGCTTATTTACAATGCACTATTTGACTCTCGTTTAATTTTTCAAACAGCGGCTGCTAATAATTGCCCGGTGCCAGAGAAAAAATATATTTTTGATGCCGAGTGCGTTATGGAAAGTTACGCCAAATATTACGGCCAGTGGGATCAGAAGCGAAATAAATTTAAATGGCAAAGACTGAGCAATGCAGCCGAACAACAGGGCGTTGCCATTGATGGTACGCCGCACCGTGCATTGGCCGATTGCAAAACAACGCTAGGTATTATCCGGGCTATGGCAGGGGTGAAATCATGAAACGCATTTTTTCCCCGCTGAAATGGGCCGGCTCCAAAGGCCGTATTATGCCAACCTTGCGCCAGCATCTACCCGCCGGAAAGCGGCTAGTCGAGCCGTTCGCCGGTTCTTGCTCCGTCATGCTGAATACTGACTATGACGAGTATCTCATTGCTGATATTAACGGCGATTTAATTAATTTCTATCAGCAATTACAGCGGGATTGCGAGAGCATCATTATTCTTGCAAAAGAGCTTTTCAAATTTGATAACAGTGAGGCGAATTATTATTTGAATCGTCAACATTTCAATGAACGCGAGTTAAGTGACGAGTACCGCGCCGCAATATTTTTATATTTAAACCGTCATTGTCATGGTGGTATTTGCCGTTATAACCAAAAGGGTGAATTCAACGTTCCCTACGGAAGATATAAAGCGCCCTATTTCCCCGAAGCTGAGATCCGTTATTTCGCTGAGAAATCCCAAAAGGCCACGTTTGTATGCTGTGACTTTTTCGAAGCGCTAACCATGACTATGCCGGGCGACGTGGTTTATTGCGATCCCCCTTACATTCCAACATCCGCTACCGCAGATTTCACCAGTTACCACACAGGCGGTTTTAGTTCTAATGAGCAATTTTGGTTATCGGAAATACTCACGATCATAGCGGATCAAGGTTGCCACGTTATTGCATCGAACAGCGATACCCCACACGGCCGCTATCTTTACGAAAGTTTTGATATTCACAGCATTACCGCCCCCCCGCTCTGCCAGTTGCAAAGCTGATGGCCGTAAGGCGGTAGGTGAAATTATTGCAACCTTGAGGGCTGCAATATGACCAAGGGTGCTTCGACGGCGGAAGCGTTCATAAGGGCGTACTTAGCCACGCCACTGTGGATAGGTATTGATCTGGCTGGTATTGCTGAATGACCACGCATGCTCGTGGCCGCATCACCCCAACTCCACCGCTGCCTTATCCGAGCAGCGGTGATGTTTCTATTGAATGGGATCATCCGTGGAATGCCCCGCGCCCCGCGATTGGTGGCCACCAATCTTTAGCGCCGGTCGTAGTGGTAGCAAAACCAAAATCTCACCCGCTGGTTATCCGTTACGTAAAACGCCTGAATGCGCTGGGCTATACCGAACTACGGGAGCCTAACCTCACATTGCTTAAGATTCGTAAGGAGCGCGCCGCGCTTGAGCGCCAGATCTATTTGAGGGACAAGCAACAATGGGCGGATTCACCGCAAGGTGTAGAAGCCCGAATTGATCAGCAACCTATATTTATTAAGTCCCACTTTCAAAATAAAATTAGATGGTTACGTGAAAATCATGGTGATAAACATACCAATGCATTCTTAACCGGTACCGGCAAGAATGCATTGTTACGTCTGGATGCCGTGCGCCAATACCAAGGCGTTAGCCAGGGTCGTATTTCTGAGTTAATGGCCTATTTTCAGGGTATCTATAGTCACCTTGCCGAACTGAACAAGCGCCGGGTCAAGTCGCTGGCGAGTGAGGTAGCTGGCCGTATTAATGAAATGTTCTGCACTGAGGTATCAACACCCACCGAAGAAACCCGTATTTTATCTGATGCCGAGTTATTGACCATTTATCGCAATATTGCGCTTGAGGTGTGGTCTTTACGGGTCAGGCCGCCGCACTGGCGCGAGTTGGGGCCAAAGCCCAATCAACCAGATGAGCCAGTAGATCGCACGGTCTACTATTCCGCTATTGCCCGATCGATTAACCCCGATTGGTGGGAGCGTAAATTGTGGCGACTGCGTAATGATTGGCGAGAAAGCCAGTTACGCGCCGCTGGCTTGATCCACAAGCGTGCCGCACCCTATGTCAGTAAAGAGGCATTGGCCGACTGGATAGAGCAAAAACGCCGTAATCGCGAATTCTTCAAGCGACATGAATTAGTTGATGATGAGGGTAACACCGTTTCTTTAGAGGCGATGGTGGATGCCAGTATCAGCAATCCGACAATCCGCCGTCATGAGTTGATGGCGCGTATGCAAGGGATCGAACTGGTTGCACAGTCGCGTGGTGATGTTGGGGTGTTTTACACCATCACTTGCCCGTCTAAATACCACGCCAATAACCAAAGCGGCCACGCTAACCCTAAGTGGAACCACAGCACGCCACCACAGGCACAAGCCTATCTTACAAAGTTATGGGCCAATATCGGATCCAAGCTAGGCCGTGAAAATCTGCGCGTTTATGGTTTCCGTGTCGCTGAACCGCATCATGACGGTACACCGCACTGGCACTTGTTGTTATTCATGAAGCCGCAAGAACGCCACGCCATCACTGAGATTATGCGCGCCTATGCCGTTAAAACTGATCGCGCCGAATTAGGTAAGCGCACCAGCGCCCGGTTTACCGCTAAGCGGCTTGATCCGAAGAAAGGCAGCGCCACCGCCTATATCGCTAAATACATCAGTAAAAATATTGATGGATACGCGCTGGATGGCGAACTAGACCATGAAACCGGCAAGCCGCTGAAAGAGACGGCCCGCTTCGCTATGGCTTGGGCGTCACGCCACCGTATCCGCCAATATCAGCCAATCGGCACACCACCGGTAACAGTCTGGCGGGAGCTGCGCAAGCTGAGCAATCAACTGGTCACTACGCTCAAGATTTCCGGCATCTATCAGCGCGGCAAGCCGTTATTGGTCGATCCGGCAATGGATGCCGTCACCGCCGCCGCAGATGCGGGCTGCTTTGCTACCTACATCATGAAGCAAGGCGGCGTGCTGATCCCACGTGAGGATTACACCGTGCGCATTGCCTATCAGGACAATGAACAGCCCAACGCCTACGGCGAAATCACCGAGAAGATTTTCGGCATCTATTCCCCGCTTTTGGGTGAGGCGTCGCGCATCTGTACTCGCCTAAAAACTTGGAAAATTGTCGCCCGCCAAAAGGTGAAGCCCGCCGTTGTCGTGGGGTTTGATGTTTTTCAGGACGGCCCCGCCGTCCCTTGGAGTTCTGTCAATAACTCTCCGGTAGAGCAAAAAACACGCGAACCGGATGAGGCCATAGACAGAACATTAGAAGAAAAAATAATCGATTTCACCGCGATCACCGATGCAGAACGTCGGGCCTTGCTGCGCAGGATAAAAAGCGCGCCGGTACTAACGATTAAAACCAACGCATTGACGCCAGCCGAAGAATTATCACGCCAGGCATCAGCCGAAAAAGCCGCCCAGCGGCGAGAAAAAACCGCACGACTGGCACCAGTGGCAACAAAAATCCGCGATTTTGCCGAGTCAATCGGGCTTTCCATTAGCGAACAACAAGCGCAATCACTGGCTTGCGGCGCAACATTGACCATCGGCGGTCAGAACTGGCGGGCAAGAGAGGATTGTTGTTTGTACCAGTGCCAACCAACCACCGCCCAACGGGCATTTAGCGTAATGAGCCGGGTGGCAAAATTGCGAGAGGGAGTAAACCGTGAAAGTCACCAACATTAATTACACCGACACCATTTGTATATTGTCAGCCGATGAGCAGCGAGTCGCTCAAATGCTTGGCGATGCATGGAATCAATATTTACAGCTTTCAATTGAGCATCCCTGTGAACGTGATGAGTTCTGCCGAGCTATTCACGATTGCCAGAGAATCATATTAGCCCGCCCGGCAATTCGCGGACTGGCGGAAAAAGGTCAGGGGTACAAAAAATGACAACAGCAAGTGAACGTAAACGCGCTCAACGCCAGCGCGATAAAGAGTTAGGCATTACCGAACTGACTTTGCGTCTGGATGCCGCAGAAATGGCAATGCTTTTGGAGGGCTGCGAACAGCGCCGTATTGCTCGCGGGCCTTATGAGCGGGCCGAGTATTTGATCGGCTTGCTCCGCCAGGACAATAAATTGCTACACAAACAGCTTGCTGAGTTGAAGAAGGACAGTTGCAAGCGGTGCGGTGATACATTGCCAGGTGATAGGGATGGTTGTTGTTTTCAAGGTGATACGGCGTGTTGGCAGACGTTGGGGTATAAGAAACTGATGTTGGACACCCTATAGCGCGGGTGCTGATAGTGCACCACGGCAATATTGCACAAGTCACTTAAATGAATACATATGCGTAAAATTGAATAAAATACACGCGCCCATCAATTTACTCTCAAAATCACCCCACACCAAAGCGCCTCCACGCCACGTAGAGAGGCGCTTTTTTCATTTCACCTACAATGATGTGCTTTTTATATCGAAAGACTAGGGCTGCGCATGGCCGTTTTTGGGGGTGATTTTGAACCCATATGAGAATGGATGCGGGGGCCAATCGCCCCCCGTTCCGCGCGCCCCCCCGCCCGCGCTTTGCAATGACTAGATACTCACTTTTCATGCAGTTAGAAAGGGGCTGAAAAGCCAGTATTGGCGCGGCTTAGATAATGATTAGGGAGTGAATAGAATTATGCGGATTGTTGCGCTTTGAATTTGCAGGGTTGCAGTGGTTAGTTTACTAAATAATTTGGGCAATTATCACTGATTTGCGGGGTGGCCGTTGCGGCTTGCTCTTTTAAAATCGTGACATGGCACAGAAACAAAATCAAGAGCCTTGTGACATGTCACAAGCAATTTAATTTTCATCATTGTGACTGACACAATTCGCAGTGGCGGAAATAAAGAGGCAAGCAGTGATTTTTTCCATGTGCATATAGATGCAAAAAACCGCCCAAAAGGCGGTTGAGATCATTAAATTAGGTATACGATGCGTTTCTAGTGGTTAGCCAAATATTCATACCCCGCAGGTGTTAACCCTACAATGATATAGTCAAATTTTATTTCGCTGTCATCGGCATTGGATTTTTTGGCATCAACAAGGCCCATGTCGTCCATACACATCATTTGGTAACCCACATATTCCGGCTCATGTGGGCTAAACTGATAAGGGGATATGCCACTGTCGTGCACCCCTAGTTGAGTAACTTTGACAAGAATATCACGCATCAATTCAGGATTTTTTTGGTACATTGCTGCCTCTTGGCTTAGCCGATTGGGTTAATTGAGGCAAAATAATACCATAAAAACAACTAAATATTTTTATTCTTAACAAAAAGTGCTATTAATTTAGCTGATAGCACTTAATGTGCTGACTTCTATCGAAATATATTTTCTTGATTTATTCTTTAGCTAATAACTCATACGCCTTAAACCTCACCACCTCCTCCCCTACCCAATCGTTAATTTCCATCAGCCGCTCCTGTAACGGTGCCAGTTCGTTAATGGCGAATACCCGCGCGGCTTTCTCCACATCGCCAAAACCGCCGGTGTTATTGGGTAAAATCCCCATCAGTTGAGGTGGCACCCGTTGCATAGCGAGCTGGTCGTCGCGGGTGACGTTCTTAATGCTGGCAAATTCATCCTTGGCGGCAACCTCTGCAAGTGGGATCACCTGTATGCCGTCCTTTTTACCGGCCGGGGCATACATAAACAGATTGCGGAAATTGCCCGGCCCTTTGGATTCTTTCAGCGCCTTACGTAAGGCGTCGATATCCTCCTGTTTATGGGCGGCGTCGTTCATATACAGAATAAATCCGGCATGACTGCCATTTAGATAATATTTACGGCGAAATAGCGTTGCGGCCTCATTAAGCCAAGTGGAGTTTAGCGAGGCGAGGTATTCAGGAACGCCGTAGATCTCCTGATTAATATCCGGGTCTAGCAGGTGAAAAACGCTATTGGCTTCAAACGGGTGTGGGTTGGCATAGGATGAGACATACCAATAGGTGTCCGCCTCCACGCCGCGGCGGGTGTATTTTGCTGGGCTGGGTACCAGTTTCATGATGCCGCCCAACCGGTTATAGCGGGCTTCTAAAAACGAGTTGGCGAATACCAAAAAATCCAGCGCATAACGGCTAAAATCCTGTTTCGAGAGTAATCGGTGCGGCTCAAACAGACTAACCAGTACATTGCGTTTCATATAGATTGGCGAGCTGTGATGCACCGCCGCACGAAATGACTTAGCCAGACCGTTGAATGACACCGGCGGCTCATACCAGCGATCCATCACGGCACATTCCAAATAATCCAGAATATCGCGCCGATCCATCATTGGGATCGGGTCGTCAAAAGTAAACGCCTCAGCCTGTGCGGCACTATTGCCCGCCATAGCTGTTGTCACCTTGGCCGAGCGGGTTTTCCTGTTGCGTTTACTCATCAATATATCTCCATCACACTGGTGTTATTGCTGTTAATGCCCTCAAGAGGCTCATGGAATAATGCGTGCATAATGGCCCATGCCACGTCGCCGTGACTGACGCCCTCAGATCTGCTAGTAACAAAAGTGGCGTTTCGCCCAGTGGCGGTCATGGTTTTGCGGATAGACATAAATGCGGTGGCGATATCAATGCAGCCCGCATCAAACTCCAGACGGCCGCCATGAATGATATTTTTTGCCTTATAAATGAGGTCGGCTTTCATTTCCAGGCTGTAGTGAATGGCGTTCACTGCCGGGAAGAATTGCCGTACTAATTGCGTCACGGAACGGCCCAGACCGGTATCATCAATGCCGATATAGGTGACGTTATAGCGCTCAGTGATCTTTTTGATATTGCTGGCTTGATCGGCAAAATCCATCCCTTTCCACTGGTGGCGCTCCAATACCCTGAACTTACCGCCCGCCACCACTGGCGGTGCAATGACGGCGCAACCCGCACTATCGCCGGTGCTGGCCGGGTCGTAGCCAATCCACACCGGCCTATCACCAAATGGGCGTAGCGCCAGCAATTTGACGTCTGTCCATTTTTCCCAGCTATCCACCATGCAGCGCTGCATTTCTGCAAGTTTGAACGTGGAAGCGTTATCGTCAATGAAGCCGCACATAAACAGGTTTTCAAAATCTTGATCGCTGTTTTCATTGCGTAACTCATCAATATCAAACAGGTCGCAGCCACCTTTCAGTGCATCCTCAATAGTGACAATCTGGCGGTACTGCTTATCCTCACATAACCGGCCTCCGGCCAGCCGTGGGTAGCTGACATCAATTTCAATGCGTTTATCTTTGGCTTTACCTTTGTTAAACAGCGTGCCCGCCCAGAACGGATAAGCCTCATGTGAGGTGCTGGACGGAGTAGAAAAATAGGTGGAGCGGTATCTTTTCTGCGATGCCATGCCCGATGCGGCTCGGCGCAATTTTTGAAAGCCGGGTATCCAAAAATATTCATCCAGATAGAGATTGCCGGGGCGGCCCTGTGCGGTGCTGGCGTTGGTACCGAGAAAGTGCATTTCCGCGCCATTGGGTAAAATAATCACCTCACCGCGCAAATCAACATCCACCTGACGTGCGGCGGCGACAATATAGTTTTTAAACTGGTGCGCCTGCGCTTTGGAGGCGGAAACAAACATCTGGTTGCGGCCAGTGTCGAGGGCATCAAGCAGCGCTTCCCATGAGAAAAAGTAGGTTGCACCGACTTGGCGGGATTTTAAGAAGTTACGAATACGGTAATCAGGTGATAAACCGGCCTCATACCAGTTGCGCTGATAGTCGAACATGGATTCATTGAAAATATCTTTCAGCTTGGCAACCTGCGCCTCACTGAATACATTTTTCTGCGCTGCCTTACGTGTCCCGCTGTTGCGCTTCTCAATGTTAGGGTTGAGATCGGCCTCATTGCCGCCATCATTGTATTTACCGATCCGGGCGTGGCGTTCGGCTTGCCGGCCCAGCAAATCAATCTCTTTGTAGTCTTTGGCTTCCTTGGCTGATTTCATGACAAGTCGGCAATATTCCGCTGCCGTGGTCAGTTGCATCTGATCCAATGGCCCGTAAGCGTCCCACTTGTCGCGGCGCTTCCAACTGTGTACCGTGACGGCTTTCTCACCGATCATTTCCGCAATCCGGGCAATACGCAGCCCTTGCCAATACAGATACATGGCTTGACGGCGGGGATCTAAATCGGCATTGATAGAAACGCTTTCCATGTGAAATAGCCTGCTTTATTTTTATTACTTAATTGCAGCAAGGCTACCTATCTGCACCTCCCCCATCCTGCATTACACCTTGTGCCAGCCATAGCACAAGAGCGCCTGATTGTTCCGTTGGTCGCCGGTCGCCAACATAGGTCACTACTGTATCGAATCAGACCGGAGCATCACGCATGACCGTAAAAGCAAAAAAATTCCGCATTGGCGTAGAGGGTGCCACCACTGATGGCCGCACCATCACCCGCGAATGGCTAACGCAAATGGCCGATAGCTACAACACCACGGTATACGGTGCCCGAATCAATATGGAGCACATCAAAGGCTATTCACCAGACAGCACCTTTAAACGCTATGGTGATGTGACGGGCCTGAGTGCCGAAGAAATCAAGGACGGGCCGTTATCGGGGAAAATGGCACTGTATGCCGAAATCAGCCCTACAGCCGATTTGGTAGAAATGGTGAAGGATCGCCAAAAGGTTTACACCTCAATGGAAGTAAATATTAAATTTGCTGACACCAACAGTGCCTATCTTGTTGGCCTTGCGGTCACTGATGATCCCGCCAGTCTGGGTACTGAAATGTTGAATTTCAGCGCCAGCGCCTCCGCTAATCCGCTGGCCTCCCGTAAGCAAGCCCCTGAGAACCTGTTTACCGCCGCAGAAGAAACGCTGATTGAATTCGAAACCGAGCAAGAACCTAAAACCAACCTGCTTACCACCATTAAAACCCTGTTTACCAAAAAGCAAACCGGTGATGACGCACGTTTTAACGATGTGCATCATGCGGTTGAATTAGTCGCGCAGCAGGTTGAGGGGAAATTTAGCGCCCTTACCGCGCTGGAACAGCGGTTTTCTGAGCTAAAAACCGCCAATGGTGCGACCCAGCAAGCGCTTGATGAGCTGAAAACCACGCTCAGTAAAACAGATGGCAATTTCTCCCAACGCGAAAGATCAACCGGCAATGACAGCGCCATTCTGACTGATTGCTAACTCATTTCGCTTGCTACGTTAAGGATTTAATTTCACATGAAAAAAACCACCCGATTAAAGTACAACCAGTACCGCCAGCAGGTTGCTAGCCTGAACGGTTTGGACAATAAAGAGGATATCAGCGCGAAATTTACCGTTGAGCCGTCTATTGCGCAAAAACTGGAAACCAAACAACAGGAGAGCAGTGTTTTCCTGTCCAAAATCAACATGTATCCAGTGGATGAGAAGGAGGGTGAAAAGGTTGGCTTAAGTATTGACCGCCCGATTGCCAGCACCACAGATACCACGCAGAAAGAACGTGAAGCATCAGACCCTAGCGGTCTGGATGGGACAAAATACAACTGTACCCAGACTAACTTTGATACCGCGCTGCCTTATATCAAATTGGATATGTGGGCTAAATTCCCTGATTTTCAAACTCGCATCCGTGATGCCATTGTGAAACGCCAGGCACTGGATCGCATCATGATCGGCTTTAACGGTATCAAGCGGGTAAAAACCTCTGATCATACCGTTAATAAGCTATTGCAAGATGTCAACCGGGGCTGGCTGCAAAGCATTCGTGATGATGCGCCGGGCCAGATGATGGATAAGATTGTTGATGATAAAGGCGATGTTATCTCGCCTAAAATCCGCATCGGCAAAGGCGGCGATTTCAATAATCTGGATGCGCTGGTGATGGCTGCAACCGATGAACTGATCGAGCCCTGGTTCCAGGAAGATACCGAGCTTGTCGCGATTACCGGCCGCCAGTTACTGGCCGACAAATATTTTCCTATCGTCAACCAATCACAGCCGAACACAGAAGCGCTGGCCGCTGACTTGATTATCAGTCAGAAGCGTATCGGTGGTCTGCCCGCAGTACGTGCGCCGTCTTTCCCGCCTGATGCCATTTTTATCACCCGGCTAGATAACCTGTCTATTTACTGGCAGGACGGCACCCGCAGGCGCTCAATCATCGACAACCCACGCCGTGACCGTATTGAAAACTTTGAATCGGTTAACGAGGCCTACGTGGTTGAAGATTTTGGCTGTGTGGCCCTGATTGAAAACATTGAGTTCGGTGATTTTTCCGTCCCAGCAGAGGGTTAATCCATTATGAGCAACCCCGTTCGCCGCCATCGGCTATTTGTCGCGGCTCAGCAATCATCATCACTGAGCGAGGCGGCAAGCCTCAGCCATGCCAGCAACTACGAGCTGTTGTTGTTCAAACTGCAACAGGATATGGCCCAATTGAGCCTTATCGAGTCAATCAGCCGCAAGGCCGAGGTTAAGCAAGGCATGTTACCCACATACCAACCGTGGGTGGCCGGTGTGTTGGCAAAAGGCAGTGGCGAACAGGACGATATTCTGATGCGCATGTTGATTTGGCATCTTGACGTTGGCGATATCCGCAACGCATTAGATATCGCAGAGTATGCCGTCCAGCATGGCTTGGTGACTCCCGACAGCTTTAAGCGCACCACCGCGTGCCTGATTGGCGATGAAGTCGCCGCCATTGCACGGCAAACCTTGGCCGATGAAAAGCCGCTGGATACCCCGCAGCTATTGCGCGCCCAGCAAATGTTAACCGGTCAGGATATGCCGGATGTCGTCAGCGCCCGCCTGCATAAGTTTGTCGGCTATGCCCTGCGTCAGGACGGCGACAACGTTCTCGCACTGGCAAACCTGAAAACGGCGCTGCAACTGGACGATAACAGCGGTGTGAAAACCGATATCAAGAATCTTGAGAAGCTGATTAAAGCGTCTTAGAGAAAATTCGATTAGGCGTGATTGTTGCAGGCAGTTTGGACGCGGACAGCGCGGAGCAACCGGAGCGTACACGCAGTACGTGAGGATTGCGAGCACTGCCCAAGTCCAAAATGGCAAATAAAATAGCCTAATCACCCAAACGCCCCGGCGAGGGCGGCACGCTGGCTAACCCAGAATATTTATTACTCTGGCAAAGCCACCGTTCACCGCCCGTTTATTTTTGGAGTGTCGGCATGGAAATTGTCATTAACACCAATCAGACACCAGAAGCGCCAGCGCCCGTGGAACCAGCGGAAAACACAGTCATTAAAAATGACGGTTTCTGGCCTGATATCGACCTGAAACAGTACCGCGAAGAATCACGTCAGGACGGCACCATCACGCAGCCGCGTGTTATTGAAGCGGCATTGTTTGCCATCAATGAAGTGAATGATCGGCTCGCAATCTGGCGCTTAACCCAGCAAAAACAGGGTTATCTGTCAGCGGCTGAGGTACCGGTGGAAAAACTGAACGAGGAGAGCACTCGCATTCAGTTGTACCGCACCGCGGTATTTTGCCTGATGCAAGCCCGTCTAACTGATCGTTTTCGCGGTTTTGATACCACCGGCACGGGCGGCAAGCGGGCCGATTCACTGGAACCCACTATTGATAATTTGCGCCGTGATGCTGCGTGGGCAATTAACGATATTCAGGCGATCAACCGCATGACGGTTGAGCTGATTTAATGCGCATTCTGGCTCAGCAGTACGACACCGTTGACGCCATGTGTTGGCGCTACTACGGCCGCACCGAGGGTGTAACTGAAAAAGTGTTGGCCGCCAATCCGGGTTTAGCCGATATCGGCCCGGTTTTACCGCACGGTTACCCGGTGGAAATGCCAGAAGTCGCCGCCGCCATCACTGCGCAAACCGTGCAACTTTGGGACTAACTACACAATCCCCATAGGGGGTAACGGATATGAAAATGCCAGACAAAGATCCGGGTTGGATGGGTGCATTACTGGCCTTTTACTCTGCCTACTCAACCGCGATAAACGGTTTTCTTATCGCTTTTATTGTGGCATTTCGCCGCGTGGTATGGGGCGGCGGTAAGTTACGTGAAGGGATTGGCGAGGGGGTCGTATGTGGGCTGGTCGGTGTCAATATCGGTCCGGTCATTTCTCCTGTGTTGATCCGCATGATTGATGCTATTCCCTGGCTAAACGGCGCATTAACCGAGGTCGCCGCCGGGAAAATAGAAATTTTTATCAGTTGTTTGATCGGTCTGATTGGCTTGCAGGCTATCCGCGAGCTGGTATTCAAAATCATCAATAAAAAGGCAGGAACCACTGATGTTAACCAATAAATTTATTCTCGGCAAAGCCAGCGAAAGTAATCTGATCGGCGTACATCCTGATTTGGTTAAAGTGGTGCGCCGCGCGCTGGAGCTGACCCCGCTTGATTTTAAAGTGATTGAGGGCTGTCGCACGCTGGAACGCCAGCGCGAACTGGTCAAAGTCGGAGCCAGCCAAACCTTAAACAGCCGCCACTTAACCGGCCATGCGGTAGATATTGTACCGCTGCCACGCGGTAAGGTCAGTTGGGAGTGGAAATATTTTTATCCAATGGCTGACGCAATGAAACAGGCCGCTGCCGAGCTGAGGATCGCCGTGGAATGGGGCGGTAACTGGACCACCTTTAAAGACGGCCCACATTTTCAATTGCCCGCCCGTCAATATCCGAGCTGACACCATGCCACTCTTCAACACCGCTCCGCTCGCATGGGCGATTGCCGCCGCCTTACTGCTTGCCGGTGGCGTACAGACTTACCGCTTGTCTGAGGCTCGGCAAGTGATGATTGACCAGCAAGCGGCCGAGGTGGCCAGCAAAAACGGCCAACTTATTGCGCTGGCACTGACCGCCAATGCCAATAATCAGGCACAGGCCCAATTGCGCCAACAGGTTGCCAGTACGGATCAGTTGTTGGCGCAACGTAATAGCCAAATCAAGAGATTATACCGTGAAAATGAAACATTGCGCCGCTGGGCTGATACTCCCCTGCCTGATGATATTATCCGGCTGCGTCAGCGCCCCGCCCTCACCGGGGCCGCAGATTACCGTCAATGGCTGTCCGAGAGTGGCACAGTGCCAGTTTCCGGCAGCAGGGCCGCAAACTAACGGTGATTTAAACGACGATATTGATCGCCTTGAGGCCGCATTGCACGCTTGCGCGGCACAGGTCGATACCGTCTTTATTTGCCAGCAAGGGGCCGCTGATGCTAAAGCCTGATTCGCTGCGTACCGCCATTTTAAAGGCGGTGCCGTATATCAAGCAAAACCCAGACTGCTTACATGTCTTTATCGATAAAGGGGCGATTATTGCCACGCTGGCGCCGTCACTCTCTTTTGAGTATCAGTACACCTTAAATCTGGTGGTGACTGATTACGCCAGTGATATGGATCTGGTCATTGTCCCGGTCTTGCATTGGTTGCGCACTCATCAGCCAGATATTATGGCGAACCCCGACAAACGTCAGGACAGTTTTACTTTTGAAGTTGATTATCTGGATAACAAAGTGCGCGATATCAGCATTGATATCAAACTCACCGAACGGGTGATCGTTAAAGAGAAAAATGGCAAATTAAGCGTTACTCATCTTGGGGAACCGGTGCCACCAGAGCATTTTATCAACAGCTATCAAATTGATATTGAGGGTAAAACTGTCGCGGAGTGGGTAACGTGAATAACGTGCATGAGCTAGATCAGACCTTATCAACATTATTGGCACAATTGGCCCCACAGGCGCGCGGCGCGTTTATGCGTCAGGTCGCTAAAGAACTACGGCGACGCCAACAAAAGCACATTCAGGCGCAACAGAACCCGGATGGCTCACCCTTTGTTCCGCGTAAGAAAAAGCGCCGCGATAAGCAAGGCCGCATCAAACGCAAGATGTTTACCAAACTGCGCACCGCTCGTTATATCAAAAACGAATCCAACGCCGACGAGGCCGCTGTTGCGTTCAGCGGCAAGGTCAATAATATGGTTAGAGTCCATCATTACGGTTTGCGGGATAAAGTCACAAAGAACGGGCCAACAGTGAAATACGAACGCCGCCAGTTGTTAGGCTTTACTGACGGCGATAGTGAGTGGATTGGGGATCTGGCGTTGGAGTGGCTTGCTAAGTAATTATTATCTATAAGTAATTTATTTTTTTATTATATAAAAAATCACTTTCGTAATTACATATGAAAGAATAAAAGCGAGGATGCCCATTTCATAAAATAGTGCTATTAGAATATTCGTGTTCAGAAAATTAAAATAACTGATAGCGTCACCGAACTGGTCGCTTGACAACACAAAAACCAGCACTTCTGGAATAGCCAAGAACAATACAACAAATAAAACAAGAAAAGTCCCAAATTTAGCCAGTCGCATCGTAAAACTCCATTGTAGTATTTAAAATCCATAATTATTACGTATAGTACACGATTATTAACAATCAATGGAGTGCTGTTTAATGAATAATTCCGTTTATTTAAAAGAAAAACTAAATGCAGACAGGGTATTATCACTATCACTAGATCGCGGGATAAAAGGAACCATAAAATCTGCAAAAGGAACAATCGAGAGTGTATATAGTGGTGCTGAAAGAGCCAGTTGGTATACATCCTGTTTCTTTGAAAAGTATGCAAGCGAATGCCAAGAGATAAAATCGGAAGACAAAAGAGTAATGAAGGCAATATCAGAAATATATAAAAGGTCTGATGTTATCTATGACATGATAAAACTTTATATCGATTATGTTCTTGAAAAGAATACACCCCGTGAAAATATGCGCAGTACTACTTATTATTCTGTTAATTTAGGTGCTAAGATTTCAGTTACAACAGCCACTAAGAAGGCAATGGCTTACTCTATAGCTAAAACAGTCTCTGAATCAATATCTATGTCCAATATAGTGAGAACAGAAATAAACAGAAAAGGTTTATTTTTAATCACAAGTATAGATTTGTATGGTAAGGTTCAAAAATCCGCAATGGCAGCAAGAAGATTGCAAATAATTGATCCGGGATACTATAATTCATTGCGCGCCAATAACATAGAGATGTTATACATATATATCGACCCTATCATTTCCAAGGCATCCAGAAGAATACATTCAAATTCAAATTTAACATTTGATGAAGTTGTGAATATACTTAATGATATGGGTCGATAGTGAAAAATATATTCTATAACATATTGTTCTCAACAGTTCCATTTATTGTTATCGTTTTGTTTTCGGTATTTTATTTAGAGTTTTTCCCTAATCATTTTGGCAAATTAACATTACTAACAATAGTAATTGTATTTTTTGTGTCATGTAAAATAATGCCTGATAAATATATTTGAAGTAAAACCTATGAGGTAGCTGTTTTACAGCTACCATTTGAAAACTCCATACAATAACCCGCTATTATTTTCTTATTCTCGCCTTAGATCTCTTGTGCCATCCCTCACACAAAACCCATCACATGCCGCGCGCGCCCGTAGGCGGCACACTGGCCGTATGAATATCCTTATTGCTGGCCTTAAACGCCTGTTGGCTAACATTATCCGTATTGGCATCGTCTCAGACGTCGATCTTGCTAACGGATTATGCCGGGTCAAAATGGGCAACCTGGAAACCGATTGGCTTAATTGGTTAACCCTGCGCGCCGGGCGGGTGCGTTTTTGGTCTGCGCCATCGCTGGGTGAGCAAGTCATGGTGATCAGTATCGGCGGTGAGCTCACCACCGGTTTTGTGCTGCCCGCTGTTTTCTCTGATGCCAATCCCGCCCCGTCACAATCCGCCGACGCTATCGTGATCACCTTCCCTGATGGTGCCCGTTTTGAGTACGAGCCAGAAACCAGTCACCTGGCCGTAACCGGAATAGCAACGGCGGTGATTGAGGCTGGCGAATCTATCCATGCTACCGCCCCCAACATTACCTGTACCGCCTCGGTCAAAATCACACTGGACACACCCGAAGTGGAATGCACCAACAACCTGACGACAGACACCTTAAATGTGAAAAGCGGCGGCCAGATGAGCGGCGACATCAGGCATTCCGGCGGTCAGTTTTCATCTAATGGCGTGATCGTTGATAACCACAGCCACGGCGGTGTTGAGCGCGGTGGCGCTGATACGACAGGGACAAAATGACAACCTATAAATATAGCGGCATGAACCGTAACAGCGGCTTGCAGATCGACGATATTGATCATATTCGCCAGTCAATCAGTGACATTCTGGCCACACCACAAGGCACGCGGGTGATGCGCCGCGATTATGGCTCACTGTTATCAACCTTGATCGACCAGCCGCAAAATCCCGCCCTACGTCTAAAAATGATGGCCGCTGTTTATGGCGCTGTGATGCGTTGGGAGCCGCGCGTTACGCTGAATGCCATCAGTATTACCACGCTGAGCAACGGCAAGATGATTGTTGATTTAACCGGTAGCCGCACCGACAGCGACAGCCGGTTGAGTTTGGCCGTGCCACTAGGAGGTTAATAATGCCGACCATCGACTTAAGTCAGTTACCGGCACCGCGGGTGATTGAATCACTGGATTTTGAAAGCCTGCTTGCATTGCGTAAAGAAGATTTTATTGCCTTATATCCGTCCGAGCAGCAAGCCGCAGTGAGATTAACGCTGTCATTTGAATCTGAACCCATCGTGAAGTTATTGCAAGAAACCGCTTACCGCGAGTTGCTGTTGCGCCAGCGAGTGAATGAAGGGGCACAAGCGGTGATGGTGGCCTACGCAAATGGCAGTGATTTGGACCACCTCGGCGCAAACAATGGCATTGAGCGACTGACCATCACCTCGGCCAATCCAGACGCCATCCCGCCCACTGCCGCCGCGATGGAGTCTGACGACGATTTCCGGGTACGCATCCCGCAAGCCTTTGAGGGCTTGAGCGTCGCCGGGCCAACCGGTGCGTATGAGTATCATGCCCGCAGTGCCGATGGCCGGATTGCTGACGCCTCCGCGATTAGCCCATCCCCCGCTTGCGTTACCGTCACCGTGCTTTCACGTGAGGGAAATGGTACCGCGACACAGTATTTATTGGATAAGGTTTTCTCGGCACTAAACGATGAGAACGTGCGCCCGGTAGCTGACCGCTTAACCGTCAATTCTGCCACCATCGTGGAGTATCAGATTGACGCCACGCTCTATTTTTATCCGGGGCCGGAAGCTGAGCCAATCCGCGCCGCAGCCGAAGCCCGATTACAAAGCTATATCAGCACCCAGCGCCGCTTAGGGCGTGATATTCGTCTGTCAGCTATTTATGCCGCGCTGCATGTTGAAGGTGTGCAGCGGGTAGAGCTGATCGCGCCGCTGATTGATGTGGTATTAGACAAAACGCAAGCCGCTCACTGCATTGGTTATACCTTGACGGCGGGCGGCTCCGATGAATAAACGCTTATTACCGGTTGGCTCTACCCCACTGGAGATCGCCGCCGCACAAGCCTGTGCGCGCATGGCTGACATTGACGTACCGCTGCGCAAATTGTGGAATGCCGACACCTGTCCGTTGGAATTGCTGCCTTATCTGGCCTGGGCGTGGTCAGTGGATCGCTGGGATGAGCTTTGGCCGGAAGCGACCAAGCGCGCGGTGGTTAACGCCTCGTACGTCGTCCATAAACACAAAGGCACCATTGGTGCTATTCGTCGCGTGGTGGAGCCGCTCGGCTATCTCATCAAGGTGATCGAGTGGTGGAAGACTAATGAAACGCCCGGCACTTTTCGCCTGGATGTGGGCGTGTTGGAAACCGGCATTACCGATGAAATGTATTTTGAGCTTGAGCGGCTGATAGACGACGCCAAACCATGTAGCCGTCACCTGGTCGGCCTGTCTATTAATCTGGATGTCAATGGCGCGATCCCTGTGAGTGTCGCCAGCTATGACGGTGACGAATTAACTGTTTACCCCTATTTACCCGAAGTGATTACCGTGACCGGCCAATGCTATACCGCCGGTGTTGTGCATTTGATTGATGAAATGAGAGTGAGCCTATGACCGCTAAATTTTATGCCTTAATGACCAATCTGGGGGCGGCCAAACTGGCGAATGCAACAGCCCTCGGTACCCAGTTACAGATTACACACATGGCGGTTGGGGACGGTGGCGGTGTGCTCCCCACGCCGAACCCGGCACAGACTCAGCTTATTGGCGAAAAGCGCCATGCTGCCCTGAATTCGTTAAGTATTGATGAGGTCAACAGCAGTCAAATTATCGCGGAACAGGTTATTCCTGAAACGGACGGCGGTTGGTGGATACGTGAAATTGGCCTGTTTGATAAAGACGGTATTCTTATCGCCATTGCTAACTGCCCGGAGACCTACAAGCCGCAGTTGCAGGAGGGCAGTGGTCGCACACAGACGGTGCGCATGGTGCTGATTGTCAGTAGCACCGAGGCAGTCACGTTAAAAATTGATCCGTCTGTAGTGCTGGCAACGCGGAAATATGTGGATGATAAAGCGATTGAAGTTGGGCAGTATGCAGATAAGTTACTGTCTGACCACGTCGCTGCGACAGATCCTCACGACCAGTATTTACGTGCCGCCGACAATCTTGCGGGCGTGAACGATAAGTCTCAAGGTCGAAAAAATATGGGGTTGGGCAAACTTGCAGAAAAGGACGAACTGACATTCTCTGATGTGGGTGCCGCGTCAGCCAATGATGTCGTATCACGTGCACGGGGAGGCACATTTGATAAATCATTACACGTTCATGACACACTGAGCGCAGGTAATATCAAATCAGAAACCAATATTGACGCGGTCGGGGTTGTTACTTCTCGTAATAAAATTGAATGTCGTTCGCCGGGTTCTGATGCCTATTCCGCCGGGTTCCGCTGTTATATTCGTGACTCGGTCACATCAATCACTACAGATTATGTCAATACGCATCCCGAAGGTGGGGAGCAGTGGATGTTCGCGACAAATTACAACTTTGTTACTGGGGGTGTTGATTTCACTACCCGAGGTCATTTTATTTCTAATGGGATAGTGCGTGCGGGAGGGCTTGACGGTGGGTTTATGGATGGCAGTGGAAATATCACCGGGGCGGTGTGGGGGGAAGGGGGTGGGAACCTTTGGGGATTTATTAACAATAAAATCGCGGGTGTGCTGGCACAGTTTGGTAAACGTCACTTTTCTGGTTCGGATTATATCCGTATTCCAGACGTGCCGGGCGGGCTGATTGTGCAATGGATGACTGGCCCTGTTTCTGCCGGCGAAAATATCGCTTACCCTGAACTGGCTTTCCCCACCGCCTTTCCTGTTGCGTGTCTAATGGCATTCACGGCCACTCAGGGGAATGACACAATACAAGCCGATGTGATGTTTCAAACATCGCGTTGGAATAACAGCACGGTAAAGGTGTTCCCGCAATGGTTTGGCACTGCACAGCAAAACCTGTGCTATCCACTTATTTTCGCCATTGGCTATTAAGGATAAAAAACATGATCTATTTTTCTGCTACAACGGGCGGTTTTTATCCGCAGGAATGGAAAGAAGAATATCTGGCAACAGGTAGCTGGCCTGATGATGCACTATTGCTCACGAAAAAAGAACAAACGAAATATTGGAAACACGTTCCAGCCAAGGGGAAAATGTTAGGGGTTATGAAAGGCCGTCCGGTCTGGCTGGATATTCCGCCGTTACCTGCGCCTCACGGCGATACCCTCGCCGCACTTGCCCGCCGTCATCGCGATGCTTTTATCAAAACCACGGATTCAATTACTGTAATTGATTATTCAATTGATGATAGCCCGCTAACTGATACTCAACGTGCCGAGTTAACCGCTACCCGCGCCGCCTATCGCGCATGGCCCACGGTGGAAAACTGGCCGCGGGTTGAATTGCCGGAACTGCCGCAATGGCTTTTGATTGAAGCGGTCAATCAGGGCTATATTGTTCCCGACTGGCCGCCAGTCGTATAGCCCTGCTCAACAACCCCGCCAGCCGGGGTTGTTGGTTTCTCTGTTGTGCCACCCCTCACACAATCCTCATCACCTGCCCCGCGCGCAGTAATCCGGCATCATAGCGAATGAACGCTTAACCGGAGAAAACCGCATGTCTGCAACCGATTACCACCACGGTGTGCGCGTCATTGAAATTAGCGAAGGCACTCGCCCGATCCGCACTGTCAGTACGGCGGTAGTCGGGATGGTCTGTACTTCCGATGATGCTGACCCCACCCTGTTTCCACTCAATACCCCGGTATTACTCACCGATGTGCTGGCCGCCAGCGGCAAGGCCGGTGAAACCGGCACATTAGCCCATTCACTGGATGCTATCAGCGACCAAACCAAGCCCGTGACTATTGTTGTCCGGGTGGCGCAGGGTGAAACCGAAGCTGAAACCACGTCAAATATTATTGGCGGAATAACACCGGATGGCCGTTATACCGGCATGAAAGCGCTGTTAGCGGCGCAGGGTAAGTTTGACGTCAAGCCCCGTATTTTAGGGGTGCCCGGTCATGACACTCTGGCGGTATCCACTGAGCTACTTTCCATCGCTCAGAGCCTACGTGCCTTTGCCTACATCAGCACCTACGGTTGCAAAACCAAAGAAGAGGCCATTATCTACCGCGATAACTTCAGTCAGCGCGAAGCGATGGTGATTTGGCCCGATTTCCTCAGTTGGGACACGGTCACTAACGCCGAAACCACCGCTTACGCCACGGCTCGCGCCCTCGGCTTGCGTGCCAAAATTGATAATGATGTTGGCTGGCATAAAACGCTGTCTAACGTCGGGGTGAATGGCGTCACCGGTATCAGTGCGGATGTGTTCTGGGATCTGCAAAACAGCGCCACCGATGCCAATTTGCTTAACAGCAAAGATGTCACCACGCTGATCCGCAAAGATGGCTACCGTTTTTGGGGTTCCCGCTCCTGTTCCGATGATCCGCTGTTTGCCTTTGAGAACTACACCCGCACCGCGCAGGTACTGGCTGACACTATGGCCGAGGCCCATATGTGGGCTAACGATAAGCCGCTTACCCCGTCACTGGCAAAAGACATTATTGAGGGTATTCGCGCCAAAATGCGCGAGCTGAAATCATTGGGTTATCTGATTGATGGTGACTGCTGGTACGACGACAGCGTAAACGATAAAGACACACTAAAGGCTGGCCGCCTGTTTATTGATTACGACTATACGCCTGTGCCGCCGCTGGAAGATTTAACCCTGCGCCAACGCATTACTGATCGTTATCTGGCTAATTTCGCCGCCGCCGTTAACAGCTAAGGAGCGTAACTATGGCATTACCACGCAAGCTTAAGTTCCTCAATGTGTTCAATGACGGGAACAGCTATCAGGGGGTGGTTGAATCCATCACCTTGCCAAAATTAAACCGCAAATTTGAAGACTTTCGCGGGGGCGGGATGAATGGCAGCGCCAAGGTCGATTTGGGGCTGGCTGATGGGGCGCTGGACGTTGACTGGACGCTGGGCGGTATTGAGTCCGAGATCTACAAGCAATGGGGCGTGACCAAAGTCGATGGTGTGTTACTGCGTTTTGCTGGCTCCTATCAGCGCGACGATACCGGCGAAACCCACGCGGTAGAAATTGTCCTCCGTGGTCGCCACGAAGAAATCGACGGCGGTGACAGCAAACAAGGCGATAACAGCACCACAAAAATCTCCACAAAATGTACTTACTACAAATTGGCATGGGATGGCGAAGTGCTGATCGAGATCGACATTGTGAACATGGTCGAAATGGTCAGCGGCGTCGATATGCTGGAAGCCCACCGCCGCAACATCGGCCTGTAATATCACGGTGCGGATAACTCCGCGCCTTTACCCCTTATTTATTGGTAACCATTATGAGCAAGATAACCACTGTAGATGCATTACCGTCCGTGCCTGTCGAGACTTCTGCTGATGCCTTTAACGTAGTCACATTAGATGCGCCGATCATGCGAGGTAATACAACAATCACGCAGATCACGGTCAATAAACCCAATACCGGCGCATTGCGCGGCGCCAAATTGCAGGCACTGCTTGATACCGATGTTGATGCGTTGATCCGTGTGCTGCCTCGCGTCACCACCCCTAACCTGACCGTGCCAGAAATCAACAATTTGGAACCAGCCGATATTTACGCGTTATCGCAGGCACTGGCGCTTTTTTTTCTTACCGAACTCGGTGCGGTCAGATTTCCTGACAGCTTAACCGTTGACGATTTGATAGCGGATATTGCGATAACCTTTCACTGGCCGCCCTCCGCTACCGAAGAGATGTCCTTAGGTGAACTTTTAGAGTGGCGACATAAAGCCATTATCCGCAACGGGGGCAGTGATGAGTGATAAGAACCTCCGTTTGCGGGTTTCCTTAAGTGCCATAGATAAAATCACCCGGCCATTTAAATCTATGTTGGCCAGCAATAAAACGCTGGCTGCATCCATCAAAACGACGAAAGACCAGCTTAAGCAACTCAATGGCCAGGCGGCCAAAATTGAGGGTTTTCGTCAGAATAAAGCCGCTGTTGATCGTGCCGCACAGGCGTTGACTGCCGCCCGCGATAAAGCGCGTCAACTCGCCACTGAATTAAAAAACAGCGCAGCGCCTACAGCTAAGCAGGCGAGAGAGTTTAAGCGTGCCAGTGAAGAGGCCGCAAAACTCAAGCAAAAGTACAATGACTTACGTACCGCACTCCACACCCAGCGTGCCGCCTTACAAAGCAGCGGCGTTGCCACTAATCGACTGGGACAAGCACAGCGAACCCTTAAAGCCAGCATCACCAGCACCACCGCCGCGCTGGCCGCACAACAACGCCGGTTAGCGCAACAAGCCCAACAACAGCAACGCCTGAATGCCGCCCGCAATCGCTTTGATGCCAGCAATCAGCGCAAAGCGGTAGCCGCCGGATTAGGGTATACCTCGTTTGCTACCGGCCGCGCCATGGGCCGGGGGATAACCAAAACGTTGGGTGTGGGTTATGAATTTGACGCGATGATGAGCAAAACCCAGGCCGTTACCCGCATTCCGGATAAAAACGCGGAGGATATGCAGGCGATGCGTCACCAGGCCCGTACCCTGCCACTCTCATCCAAGTTTACCGATCTGGAAGTGGCTGAAGGCCAATACTTTCTTGGCCGCACTGGCTATAGCCCGAAACAGGTTATGGGGGCAATGCCCGGTATGCTTAACCTCGCCGCTGCCGGAGGGATTGATCTTGCTACTGCTGCCGATATTGCTTCCAATATTCAAACCGCCATGGGTATTCCAGCGGAGAAAATGGATCACGTTGCCGATGTGCTAACAGCCCTCTTCACCCGGAATAACGTCGATATCCCGATGCTGGGTGAATCGCTTAAGTACTCTGCCGGTGTGGGTCGCGAATACGGCCAGAGTCTGGAAACCGTGGCGGCGGCCACAGCTATGCTGGGTAGCGCGGGTATTCAAGGCAGTCAGGCCGGTACCACTATGCGCAGTATCTTGAGCCGTATTGGTGGCTCTAAAACCGTGAAAGATTTGGGCGTCAAAACTGCCGATAAAGACGGCAATATGCGTGATCTGGTTGATATTCTTAAAGATATCAACGAGAAAACCGCAAAAATGGGTAATGTTGAGCGCGGTGCAATCTATAAAAGCATTGCCGGACAATATGCCGTTACCGGATTTGGCGTGTTAATGAATGCTGCCGAGGATGGATCGTTGGAGCAGATGCGAGGCCAGCCCGGCCAGTATGATGGTGAATCAAACCTCGTAGCTTCAACCATGCTCGACAACCTAAAAGGCGATATGACCATTCTCCATGCCGCCATGGAGAATATCAGTGTTGAGTTATTTGAGAAGAATAACGACTGGCTACGTTCGGCGGCAAAAGGCATCAGTGAATTTATGCACGGCGTGGCTGAATTCCTTAAGGCTCATCCCGGCGTGAGTACTGCGATTGTAAAAGTGGGTACCGTTGTCGCCATTGCAACCGCCGCATTCGGGGCGCTGGCGATTGCTGCCGTGGGTATTTTAGGCCCCTTCGCCCTGCTCCGTTTTACTACCTCAGTGCTGGGGATCCGCTTATTGCCGCGCTTGTCGTTGAGTCTGTTTCGACTGGCAAGTATCACGCCCATTACAGGTGCGCAAATTGGCAACTTTAGCCGCTCACTGCTCGTGATGTCTCAACAGGGCGGCCGCTCAGCCATCGCCAGTTTAAAAGGGTTGGGTCAAGGTCTGGTGAACGTGGCCCGCTCGCCAGTGAAATCGGCCGTCAGTGGCTTTACGTTACTCGGTAATGGTATTAGCTGGCTGGCTAAATCCCCGCTTAGGTTCCTGCGTTTCGCGCTCGGTGGCCTGGGTAGCATGTTGGGTATCCTGATCAGCCCGATTGGGTTAATTGCCGCGGCAATCGTGGGTGCTGGCTTATTGATTTACAAGTACTGGCAACCGATTAAAGCGTTCCTTGGGGGTGTGGTAGAGGGCTTTATGCAGGCCGCCGCACCGATTAAAGAGGCGCTTAAACCGCTGGGGCCGGTGTTTGACTGGATTGGTGATGCAGTCAAAAACGTGTGGAACTGGTTTAAAAAGTTACTGGAACCGGTGCAATCAACCACGGCCGATTTAAACCGCGCCGCTAATGCCGGTAAGGCCTTTGGTCAGTTTTTGGCTGACGGCATTGGACTGGCCATGATACCGATAAATGCGTTGATCTCATCCATTAAATGGGTACTTGAAAAACTGGATGAAGTAAAGCAACGCTCTGACAAAACCCAGGCACTGGCGCAGGCAAACCCAGCCACTGCCGCGGGCCCGGGTAACTACGGCGTGGCGTGGAAGCCAGCGCAAACAAAAAGCACCTATATCGAAAGTAAATATACCGGGGCATATGATAACGGCGGCACCATCCCGCTGGGGAAATTTGGTGTGGTAGGTGAATATGGCCCGGAAATCATCAACGGCCCGGCGCAGGTCACCAGCCGCCGCAACACCGCCGCTATGGCGGTTGCGGCTTCCATGCTATTCAGTGGCTACCCGGCCAGCGCCGCGCCGCTCCATCCTTACAGTTTACCGGCGGCACAGTACCGCAGTAGCAACGGTCAGACAAATAATCATCAGCAAAATCAAACCAGCCATGCTGCGCCAGTTATCAATATTTACCCGACGCCGCAGCAGGATGCGCAGGATATTGCCCGCGAGGTGGCCCGCCAACTGGCCGCCCACAACAGCAGGGAACAGAGCAAATCAAACCGCAGTTATCAAGACCATGACGACTAAGGAGCAATAACATGATGATGGCACTGGGGATGTTTGTCTTTATGCGGCAAACCACCCCTTATCAAGATTTTCAACATCAGATGGCGTGGCGGCATCCGTCAAATGCCCGTTTTGGTCTCCGCTCATCCAGTCAATTTTTAGGACCAGATGAAGAATCAATTACCTTATCCGGTGTGTTGTATCCAGAGCTGACCGGCGGCAAGCTTTCATTAATGGCCTTGCAACTGATGGCAGAAACCGGCAAGGCCTGGTCACTGATTGAAGGGAACGGCGCGATCCATGGCATGTTTGTCATTGAGAGCCTGGAACGCACTAAAAGTATTTTTTTCAGTGATGGGTCAGCCCGTAAAATTGAATTTACGCTTAGCTTAAAACGTACCGATGAATCACTAAAAGAGATGTTTGGGGAGCTGTCTCAGCAATTTGACGATATCGCCAGCAGCGTATCGAACACCGCCGCCGGATTATTATCATGATAAGCATTGATACCGGGCATAACGAACCCGATTATTCTATTTCCGTGGATGGCATAGATAAAACGGGTGGCATTAAAAAGCGCCTAATGTCATTGACGTTAACTGATAACCGGGGCTTTGAAGCCGATCAATTAGATATTGAGTTTGATGACGCGGACGGTAAAGTGGAGTTACCGCGCCGTGGCGCTAAAATAGCGGTATCACTCGGCTGGAAAGGCGCGGCGCTGATCGATAAAGGTACATTTACCGTAGATGAAATAGAACACAGTGGCGCGCCGGATAAGCTGACTGTTCGCGCTCGCAGTGCGGATTTTCGTGAAACGCTCAATATTCGCCGGGATCAGTCTTACCATAAGACCACTATTGGCGGGATAATTAAAACCGTTGCCGAGCGGAATAAACTCGCCCCAACATTAAATAAAACCATGTCTGATTTGACCATTGACCATATAGACCAAACCAACGAATCAGACGGTAATTTTATTACCCGACTGGCGAAACAATACGGTGCTATTGCCGCTGTGAAAAATGGCAATCTGTTATTTATCCGTCAGGGCCAGTCGAAAACCGCCAGCGGTAAACCGATCCCGGCCATGACTATTATTCGCAGTCTGGGCGACGGCCATCAGTTTAGTATGGCTGACCGGGGCGCTTATACCGGCGTTGTCGCCAACTGGCTGAATACTCGCACCACCGAAAAGCCAGTGGTTAAGGTCAAGCGAAAACGCAAACGTAAGGCGACCACTGCCGCCAAGCCCAAAGAGCCCGAAGAGAAACAGGGCGAATATCTGATCGGTACTGATGAGAATGTGCTGATCTTACGCACCACTTACGCCAGTAAAAACAATGCACAGCGGGCGGCAAAATCAAACTGGGAACGGCTGCAACGGGGCGCGGCGAAATTCTCTATTCAACTGGCGAAAGGGCGTGCGGATCTCTATCCCGAGGTGCCGGTTAAAGTTACTGGATTCAAAAAACAGATTGATGAAGCAGATTGGACGCTGGTCACGGTGACCCATTCCGTGAGTGACAGCGGTTTTACTACCGCGCTGGAATTAGAGGTGAAAATAGATGATTTGGATATGGAATGA